TTGCCTTCCTCAAATTGGATGTCTATGACATCGAAGTTGTTATTGACGTGACGCAGGATAACCTCCCGATCCTGGTCAAGGATAATATCGAGCATATTCTTTAATTCAATGACAGTCATGGCTTTGACTCCAAAGTGTGTTTCTTTAGATATTCCATTCTTTCCTTTTCATATGCTTCAACCTGATTCATAGTGGCTCTGCAATCCTCTTCATAACAGAATGGTCCTTCCTGTCCAGGTTCATTGCAGCTGTGAAAGGGACAACCGCTAAAATAACATTCTATAGTCATGGCTTAGGTTCCCTCCTGTGATTCCTTTGCCAATTCACAGTTAGGATCAACCTCTAAATAGACCATGCCTTTTATTTTGTCTTCCAATTCATCAATTCTCTTTTTACGTGCTACAAGCATCTTCCTCCAAACAACCTTCTGTTTCTCCATTTCATTGATGCGGATTATCTTTTTATTTAGTTCCTCCATTAGAAATTTTTTGTCTGATTCAAGAGCATCTCTCTCCTCATCCTTCTCCTTCAGAGCGACTTGACAATCTGCCAATACACGGAGGATGTCATCTTGTTGTGATACATCAAGGCTTATGTTTTGCTCCTTCTCCGCAAGGGTAGCAAGGTGGTCTGACAGAAGTATATAATTCCCATTTATACCAACCGCCATCCCAGCAGGTGTATATTGATATTTATTCATCCCTTTCTTTTCCTCCTCACCCATATAAGCAGGTCGATCAAGGCGTCTGTGGGGTTGGTGCTGTAGAACTCTATCCGCATCATACTGTTCCACTGGTATCCTGCATGAGCCTGTCCCTCGAAAGAATATAGAGCCAAATCATAACATAAGCCATTAAACAGCATCAAATCCGGCAGCTCCAGCCAGACCTCTGCCATTGAAGGAGCAGAGACATAACTACCCATGCCAATTAAATGCTTATTGTGGATTGATTCTCTACCAACTAAGTATGGTGCTGGTATTGCCTTTCCAGCATCTTTTAGAGATCGCAATGTTCTTTCTGCATACGTAGCCCAATAAAAATCTGTATTCAACACAATCCCTGCATCAATCAGTCGTTTACTGGCTTCAAGTGTTGCATAGTTATTTGGGTTCATCCTGAGCCTCCTTCCCTCTGGTCTTTGCCCAAAATGCAAGAAAGCACAGATTCGCGGCATCAACATAATCGCCTTTGCTCAGGTTATGAATCGCTCTCTCCTTATATTCGTTTGCATAAATAGCATCTGCCCCACGCCAACCATCTGCGTCCTTCTCCATAAACCGCTTGATCTGGAATCCGACAAACTCCATAAACTCTAATAAAAAGTCACTCATCTTGAGCCTCCTTCAGCCACTCCGCCAACAGGACACAGAAGCGATAGTGGCCTGTGTCGGTCTTTGAGAGGAGCCATGCCATAAGTCCAGATATATGGTTTATGTATGTTGTTAGCGTCTTCGCCCATATTAGACCTCCCCATGCATAGAATAGGCTTAAGTCATTCTTCTCCACCAGCCTCTCAAAGCAGGCAAAGAAGTCGTCAGGTTCTGTGAAGGTGCGTTGCTCAATGATGGCATAAAAGTGCTTAAACCCTCCATCGTCTCTCCAGTCACCTTGGAATGTTATTCCACAGTGCCGACATAACATATAGTCATCATCTGATGCTTCATGCCAGCAGAGGCCAAGCCACTTGATAAGCCTCTTTCTTTCTTCTTCAGTCATAAATCCTCCTTTGGTGGTGGCGGAGGTAGGGTCTTATCCTACAAAACTCGTAGTCTTAGACTTATTCAGTCACTCCGCCATTGACCATTACTGTGAACTATTTATCGCTAAGGATATAATTATTCACAGTTCCCAATAACCGGTTAAGAACATCTAATAACTGAACATTCATCTTGTCAGCCTTCAACTGCTTGCCAATCTCGGCAATGAGAACTTTCTGTAATTCTTCCATCGTGGCCTCCTTTCTGCACTTTTTGTGCTTATTTATTCTGGCGGGGCAGGATTTGATACCTGCATGAGAGCGTTCCATTTCTCCTACTCTTTGATAGGATAAAGCCACTACGCTGTAATCCAATACTGTCGTAGCTCTCAGGTTTGGACATTTTGCCCTGCGTCTATCTTCCGCCACCCGCCTTACTTGTGTCCTCTTTCGAGACAATCCTCACTAATACATCTTCCATCAGGGTCTACTTGGATAGTGCCACATCCTTCACATATAACTACACAAGCAAGACCCTTTTCATAATCTTCTTTCTTGGTTATTCCTTTTAAATCATTAGGAAACCCAAGATGTTCAGCACATTGCTCACAAAAATCTGCCATCACATATTCCTCATGACCTTCTCATAATATCTATCAGCTCCGCCACTGTACTTGTTCAACGCTACCCTCAAGTTTGGTGAGGTTCGCTGGTAGTATTTGAGGATCTTTGTGCCTGCTATGATATTTTTCTCTGGACAGAACAAATCCTTTCTTGAGTAACCCACTAACCATTTTGATGATTCGGGCATAACTTGCATGAGCCCAATGGCGCCTTTGTGGGAGACTGCATTTGAACGCCACTCTGACTCCGTTTGAATTATAGCCGATATAAGTTTGGGATTTGAGTGGTTCATTCTGATTATTTTCATCAGGTCGTTTCTGCTCACTGGGTGGAATTTCTCTATTGCCGTATCTACTAATGACGTTTGCAGGGCGAGACCTAATGCCAGCCCGATCAACAAACAATAGGCCAGCTTCTGGCTTTTCTTGTAGATTGTTATTGCTGGTCGCACGTCCATGTATTACCTCCTTCTTCCTATCTCCAAAGCGATGCAAAGGCTCAAACCAAGGAGGAGCTACAACTTGACCATCAGAATCTTTTACCTTTGCACTCAGGGAATGGAAACTCCTGCTCAAACATTTTGGACATTCAATATCGCTGTGTAATTCATCACAATCCAAACAAACATTCGCTTCATTTACTTTCATGACGTCTCCTTTTATTGACACTCGCAGCTACTCTCATAACCATTCTCGCACAAAATATGGCCATGAGTTGCTCCTGGTTCCTTGTAGCACATTGCAGGCTTGCTATTGTAACAGCAATCAGGTGGTGATGATTTATGTGAATTATCATCGGTACAGCCTAAAATCATCAAAAATATCATCACCAACAACATAGACTTCATTCGTTCTTACTCATCCTTTCTCGAATCAAACCTTCCAACAAAACCGTGTAATCAATATTGTCCGTCATTTTCTCGTTTAATACACTTTCAGATGGGAGAATTCCTTTATCAATATCGTGGATCATATCACGAATGGACACAATGTGTTTCTTCCACATACCCCACAAGGCCTTCTCAGGCGTTTCATTGTCAATTCGAGCAGCCGTCTTAAAGTTGTGAAGTCTATCTCCATCTCTTGCATACTCCTCGCTCTTTAACGTCAGCGTATTCAAGCATTTGTTAAATCTTACAGTCACTAAATCATCAAATACTGTGTGGTGCATTTATTCTCCTTTCGCTACTATTATAACCCGCTTTTTGAATATTATAGGAGTTCTTTTGATATTTTTATTGGCCTATCAAACCCGCCCTTCCTGTATCCATAAAGCTCACTGTTGCGATTGAGGATCCATGAAAGGTAAAATATGTCTCGTGGCTTTACACCGCCAGTCTGACTGCAGCAGATGTCCTCATACATCCTATTGTACAAATGTTGCATGTCGATCTTCATAATGTCAATCTCTGCCTCATCCTGAACCAGGCCGTATTCCTTATCATAAATGATCTTCCTTTCCTGTGCTCCTTTGGGAGAAACAGCACCCTCAAAGTTTGCTCCAAGAAGGATGGCAAGGTCAATGTAGTGAATAAAGAACTCGTAGATGTTGCCTCCAGCCTTTCTTGGATCGCCCTTCCACGACTTGAAGAACTCCTCATCCCTGACCATCACAGCCTTGACCAAATCAGCCTTCTTTGGCAAGTTCTCAATATACCGTAATTGCAGGACGATGTTTATACGATCATCATCAATCAAGGGCTCCCAAGGCAAGCACAATGGCTTCTCGCAAATCACCTGTTTGTTATGTTTGAGAGCCTCCTTTACATGGTGTCTGTGCAAGTAAGTAGGCGAGCAAACGACAATATAATCCACCAAATCAAACATCCAGTCAGAAGGTGGCAGATTACTCATATATGCATTCTGGTCAAAAGAGCAATAAGGAATTTTACCCTCGTCAGTAACCAATGCTGGATCAGATACCCATCTCAACACACCATTGATTGATTTGATTGCCTCCTTGTGCCTGCCTGCAATTGTACCGTTACCAATCATACCAAAGCGTAGTCTCATTTTCTCTCCTCATAAAAATGTTCTACCCATCTGTCCCTATAAAGCAACTCCTGTTCAACCAGATCAAACAAAGCAGGAAAGTCTCTGGAAAAGAAATCCTGCTCCGACAACCATGTCAAATAGCCAGAAGGTATGTCGCAGATCAATTTTCCTCTAAACTTACCAAACGACAACGGTCTGTCTTCATAACTACGCTTTGCCATAGCTAATTTCCCACCTCATAACAGTCTGGTTCTCCATCAGTGTTAATTCTGGCAAACGTCTTCCTTTTGCCCACATGGTTATCTTGATGCCTCAAGCAATATTTCTGTGATTTGTTCTTTCTGGTAAGGGCAATGACTTGGTTGCATCCCGGCTCCCCACAAAACCTTGTTCTTGGTTTTTTAGACAATCATACACTCCTTAATGTTTAAGATAAGAATCATTGGTGCCATGAATACCCGATGCCACAGTCAATGTGTAAACATTGCAGTATTCACCATTCTTCCTCAAGCGAATATTGATCATATCAAGCAAGTTAGCCAATTCGTGTCGTGCTCGCAGATACTGAGTGTACACATCCTTATCATTGCTAATGATTGCATCGATTGATTTGTTCATATTGTGCATGTGTATATCTGCCATCTATCTCTCCACAAAATGCATTGTTGTATTACCTGCTGAATCTTCGCTGTAATAAACCATCTTCATGCCAAGCCTTCGATAGTGTCTTATGATTCTCAACACTGTTGTTGGAGCATCTATGACTTTGTGTGTACGAATTGGCTTCCAAGAAGCATGTGCATATATCGTGATTTGAGTCATTCAGCATCTCCTTACAACTATTATAAGCCGGTTTTCAATTTCTGCCAAGTAAATTATAGGCCACGGACAGGAACCATTGCCCCTGAAATTGTCCTGATCGGAAAAACTTTGTGCACGTAATAGCCTATAGCATCTGATAAATGTGTCAAATCCGGGCTTTTCTTCTTGTCTATCTCGCCTGAGCCGCCTTCAACACACTGGACGCCTTCGAGATCCTTTACTACATGCGAAGCCTTGTTAGGATCCACCATTAACCTAATTCGTCCTTCCATAGTCCTCAATCGACTATTAACAGCATTAACACGATCTCGCTCTGATGGATTGCCTGGCGGAACATTAAAAGATAAACGGTCGCCAAAATGTTTACCCAAAACCTTTCTTACCAAGTCCCAATCTGAACCGCCCAACTTCGCTGTGCCTGATGCGCCACCAGTTGCGTCGCCATAGACCTCTATACGTCCCTGATGGTCGCCCCAGTCCGTAATAAGCCTATTACAAACCAATGGCGTATTTGAATTACGAGGAATATAAACCTCTCCTATAACACCCGTTACTGTTTCTCCTATTAATGGTACTTGTGACTGTAAATCAAAAACCTGTTTTTCTTGTATTACTGCAGCAACACCAGGAGCAACATTGAAATCAAAGCAGAAAATCAATGGCTGTTGTGGATCGTATGCTATCCTGGCATTGTGTGTCCTTTCCAGATAAGCGTAATAAGTCCTCCCTTGAAAATTAACAAATGATGCTTCAAACTCCTGTTGGAACGTCAACTCATCCAGATCTTGTTTAGCTGCCGTTATCTCGGCCTCTGAAAGTATATCGGCACTGATCCACCAAAAATAATCCCACTCGCCACTGGCGTTCTCTTGAGCTTCTTTTGCTATATCATAGTAATGATTCCTACCTTCTGGCACGCCTATTAAATCGCACCAACCACCTCTATCTGCTAAAGCTGGCCTAACATTCTTGCCCCATGCTTCTTTCTTCATATTACCGAATTCGTCTAATATACCGCCATCCCATGGCGTACCTTCAATACGCTCTGGCTTGTCCATTCCTAATACATGAATAGTTGCACCATTACCGCCATAAATTGTTAACTCTGATTCTGATGGGGGTTTTCTCTGCCACCAGCGAGGTGTCAATCTTTTCAGGTCATCCCAGTATATACGCTTGGCCTGATCTCTGGTGGGAGCAGCAGCAAAAAATCGAGGATCTTCGAATTTTGTTCCTCTTATTGCTCTTTTAACTAATTTTCTTTTGGCTAATTCTGTTTTGCCGGAACGGCGACCTGCGGGATTGACATTAAAGCGAGCGGGATGACGCCATAATCTATCTTGCTCTGGATGATATCTTAATGGTGTCCATCTTGATGTTAACATGCCAGGCGTATCAAAGGTTGATGGCTCCGGCAATCTTACTGGCTTTTTCATTCAGGACTACCTATTGTATCTTCCATCTGGTTCAAAGCTTCATGCGACTTCCTGGCAAATTCAATAGGATCTTCTTGCCGGCCAGCTTCCCAGAACATTCCTAAATGCTTACCAAGATCAACTAAGGCTCCTCTCTTGTCCTGAGCCGATGGGGTTGTAAATCTAAGATCAAAATCACCAAATGCAGTTCTCTTAAGGCCAATGCTGGAAATAATAGCAGTTTGATCCCTGGTAAGCTCGTCGAAAGGCTTGAGAATCATGTTGTTTCCGTCCCAGGTTGATATGTCCTTTATGTTAGCAAAGGCCAACAGCGCCAGTTCTTTTAACACCATTTCCTGTGTGATATTAACTTCCTTCGCTCTCTTCTCTTCTGCTTCTGCTATTAATTGTTGGACATCTGGCCTATCTAATAACTTATTGCCATTTGCACTGTCAGCTTGATCATTTCCTGTACCATAACCACATCGCTGGTATGCTTTCATAGCATTCAAATCAATAAGATATTGCGAGACAAATCTTTTGATTTTAATGTATCTTTTTTGTGGAATTTTACCTTTACGAGAACCTGTTCCTTTAGGCCGTCCTCTACCTTTCTTAACAGGTTTGGGGAGTTTATCACGGATAATCTTCATACCGTGATTTATAGACTTTTTTACTGGGAATTAAAAGATATTTCTTCTTTTTTTACTTACAATATACTTTTATTCCTTTCTACGCCTTGCTCTACAATGGTGTTCTTTTTGATAAATTTTATTCAATTTATGATTTCTTCTATAAATTACCTTTCAACTATCTTATGATAAATCGCTCTGGCCAATTGAGCATCATATAGAGCATTATGTACTTGCTGCGTATCTACTTTAATGCCTAAATAGGCGGCCACTGTCTCCAAACGAAAGTTTTTCAACGCTGATCTTTCATTTCTCAATTCCACTGCTGCCATATTCATCATACACAGCCAAGGATACCAAAACCAGCTTCCAAAATAGTCATCATCATTCTTTTGGAACCAAGACCTTAACATATCTTGATCAAAATCCGTACCATATCCAATGGCTGTAAATTTGTCTGTTTTGTCAAACTTGTCCACGTATTTGTCCAACATGGCCACAAACTTGTCGTATGTTTCTCCAGGATCAGCCATCTGTGACAACCTCTTGATAGTGATACCAGTCACTTCAGTTACATTGCCATCAAACACATCTTGTTCAAATATGTCACACTCAAACAAAAATTCTTCCTGTCTTTTGCCACATTCAATAATGCCACCAATTTGCCAAATACCGCTCTCTCTTCGATCTGACCCTGTTGTTTCTGTATCAATAAAAATTAACTTCTTCATTTACGCCTCCTCTCATTACAATTTAAATCGTCGTATCTTTCTGGGCAATGGCAAGGATCCTTCCAAACAGCCATTAGGACAACACATTAACATTTCACCTTTAGCCAATCTATACCATTTTCTTGCTAATGGATGGCCACCATACGGGACAAACATCGCCTTAGCGCCACATGTAGAACACGTTTTGATCCCGCTGGATTCTAACCAATGTCTGATATCAAGATTTTTATCTGTCATATCGATAACCGCTCCATTTTAGTTACAATAACTTGACATTTTGGACAACATCGATAATGATCTAAACGCCCACCAAATCCTACAAATACCTCTGACTTGAAATCACTACCACATCTCAAACAAACAGCGTCTATAAATTGATCACTTTTTCTAACATTGAACCCTTCACAACCTCTCTCTCTACCGCTGCCCCTTTCTCCGCCAAATTTTCTCCGACAGATAACACACCAATCAGGATAAATAGATTTTTGGCTAAAACACGTAACAGAGGTATTGACACCGCAGTGAGCACATCGCCGCTTGCTACCGTATAAATTTATCTTTAAAACATCTCTCCTGATCTTGTATATTTTGCGAACTTTGATTTGAAGTATTACTGAAATCTGTTGATCTGTTTTTCCTGCACATACAAGAGACTCAATTAATCTAAGAACCTCTGACGATACGGGCTTTTTTGGTGGCATTTACCAGTTCCCCTTTTACAAGTTCAACATGAGATTTGTTACCATCATGCGAAATATAGTATGCCCGGTCTGCAATTTCTATTAATTCATCTTCATGCGTGATAATAATAAGCTGAAAATTTAATTTATGGCTGATTTCTTTTAGAACTTGTCCAGCAAGAGATACCATTTTGCCTAAATTCTTCATCGGCTCATCAAAAACAATCACTGCTCTACTACGTGGCTTTTCCAAACTCCACAAAACAACTCTGAGCGCAAACGATATGATGTCAACCATACCACCACCCATATCTTCCGATGGATCAAAGGTCCTGTATTTACCGTTTACCAATTCTTTAATCTCTGGTTTACACTCCATTTTATTTCTTTTACGTTCAAATCCCAAAAGAAATTGAAAAGGACGATCAAATACGCTTCTAATAGCCATGGTCACAAGTGTTTCGACCTTTTCTTTGAATCGCTTCTGTGTCTGAGTAGCCACCTCAGTCAAAACCCACCTGGCCTTAACCATGTATTCAACCTGTTCTTTTTGATAAAGAATTTGATTAAGTTTGATATCAAGATCTTGTTTCAACAAGCCATGCCTGGCCTTAGCTTCTACAAATTCTTGTGTAATCTCTTGGACTGTCATTTTTTATATCCTGCCAGTTTTGCCTGTGCCTGCCTAATCAATTCTTCTCGGCGTTCTTTTTTGATTTCAATATCAGTACCAAGTTCCTTGAGCTTGTCATAGGCATCATCTAAGGTCTTGACCCCAAAATCTTTTTTGATACGCTCAAATATAGAATTCCTCTCGCCTTCTTTAACAGCCATTTCGCGCTTCAAGCTTTCAATATCACGCTTCACATCAGCAAGCGCCTTGTCATCACTACTCATTACAACCCCTCCTTTGATCGCTCAACAAATTTCGCAATCACATCCATCACTTTTGGCTCGACCTTATTGGCCTCTGAAAATGCAATTAAATTTTCTGTGAAAGAAACGCCACTTTGGTCGACATCCATCCCCATCCCCATCGTTATGGCATCATCTTTAATCATTCTTACAAACTCATCCAGTAATGTATCCGCTTCGGCCTTACGTTCAATATGATCCCGACTTAACACTCGATTAGCGGGACTATAAGGAATTTCCATCCATGCACATTGCTGCAGATCTTCTGTATCTAACAAAAACACTGATGGCTCATGGTCAAAATTATATTCAGTGGCTTCTCTACGCAACATAGGACCAGTGTTAACCAACCTTCTATTCCCAGATACGACTTCAAACCTACGATGAATATCGCCTACCAAAATAAAATCATAATCGGGGCTATCCTTCAAATATCTATCAGCAGACGTAAACTGATGTCCTGGCCATAAAGCCTTGTCAGAGATAGAACGGTGAATGACTCCTATGGTATATCCTAACTTCTTTCGTCCAAGATCGCATAGGTTCTGACCGAAATTCGCTCCATACAACACCGCATCCTGGACCACAACTGGACGATCAACAGAAAGAGGAATAACCAACCCTACTTTTACAAGGATACCCAGATTAGTTCTGTCTTTTGTTTCTTCTGAATAGAGATAATCATCATGTTGACCTCTTACGCTGTAAATATCCACTTGATACTTTTTCAGCAGATCAATCACCGTTGGCAAAAGCATCCAACTTCTTGGACGATGAAAAAAATCACCAGCTTGCAAGATTGCTGCTTGATTCTCGTTGGCTAACTGCAATACAAATTCCAACTTGTCAAATTGAGTCTCAACGAGATTATCCTGCCGAGCCTCAGAATTCTCTGATGAAAGATGAATGTCGCTCAAACAAACAAATTTCATAATGAGGCCTCCACATTCTTTAAATGCTTGGCACTGATGTCAGAGAAACAAATTGGACACTTTTTAATGGTCTTTAACAAATCCATGTATTTCCCTTTCTTATTCTCTAAAAATAGAACCTTTTGTTGCATATCGTCCACCGCCTGCTCATAAACTCTGAGCCGACTTCTCATTTCAACAAAAAGAGATATTTCAGCATCAATCTTTTCGGCCTTTGCAACATACCGTTCAGCCCGGACCAGATTGTCGTCATCAAACATCTTTGATTCATAACTACAAATCAGCCCCTTTAAATTCTCATAAATTTCAATCTCGTCTTGTATCTTTTCGGCATCTTTGATATGTTGATCAGCTCCATCAACCCCATCAAACCTTTCACACGCTCTGACAGCATTCTCAAAACTGACAAGCAATCTATCCCAATCATTTTGTTGAATAAGTAATCTTGCCACTTCTTTTGAAACTGCTTGCAACTCGTTAACAATTTCCTCTGTCTCTTCAATGTCGCTGTATATTTCAATCTCTTGAATCAGATTTTTGGCTTCACTTTCTATTCGAACAACATCACGATTGCCCGCATTGATGTCACTGGTCAGCTCTGATACCCAATCATCTACTTCTTCAAGCCTTGTAATTCTATTAATTGTTTTAGCAATCTCGCCACCAGATGACGAAACTAAAAACGGAGGATCAAACTGTCCTTGGATATTCAACTCAGAAAGATTCAATGCCGCCACAACTTGATCGGGAACCTGATCTTTGGGCGATGAAAATTCCAAATCGCCTATCGTATAAGCTGTTTTGATTACTTGTTTATCGCCTTCTTTATTGATTTTGATCGATTTAGTAATAGAAATATCTTGACCATCCAGACCAAGAGTGATCTGAGTTTCCCCTTTTTCGCCAGCAAAATCCGAAAAAAACTTACCGCCGAGAGGTCGATTATCAGCCAATAGCCTCAATCCTTTTAAAAAATTAGTTTTGCCAGCTTGGCTCAGGCCAAATATAACATTAACCCCTTTGTGAAAGTGAATCAAAGAATCTTCATGACTCTTGTAATTTTTAAGTCTAAGAAATTTAAACATTCGACGTTAACCTCATACTTATTATAATCTGCCTTTTGAATTTAATCAGATAAAAATCCCGCTACTGGATCAGCCCATGCAAAAAATTGTTTCAAAGACATGATGACCAAACTTTCTTCGCCCATACGCAGATTAATCAAATTAGGAAAACTTTCATATTGACCATCCTTACAAACCCAATGGCCTTTTCCATAATACCTGCCTACATGCAGATAGTATGACCTTCTAAAACAGATACAAGATTGACGGGCGTTACGCCTAAAAATCAAAATAGGATGACGGCCAGTTAAATCAGCATCCCTAACACACTGATCCCACAAAATCTGGAGAACAGGACTCTTTTTCTGCGAATCAACAAAATCAAGAACATCCCATGGAGCCAATGAAGTTTTGTCTTTCCAGCCAATGATTACTCTTTCTTCATCCTTCTTTTTCTGCCCAGTCTTATTTTTGGCGTAAATTGGAATCTTTACAATATCGCCATCAGCATCTTTAACTTTCTTTTTACCAGAATACCCGGTCTTCACTTCAATATTCCAAATCTTGATCAACGGCTCTCCAATACTATCAATGATAGTGATGTCTCCCCCTTGATTAGCCGTATCTTTTCCTTTCTTTCTTCGAGCAGTAAATCGACTGCCAGAACCATCAGAACGACCAAATACATCGTCCCTCTCTCCATTAGTAAACCACAAGGAAAGTTGTCGTGCAATTTCATTCTCATATGAACCACCTTTTGCTTTACCGCTTGCCATCTTCCCCTCCAAAAAATGATTTAGACCATTTAGAAATCTCTTCCTCTTTCAATAAGGATTTAAAGCCGTATTGACCAAATATTGCTTTAAATTTTTCAATCGCGATATCATCATCCTTATGTTCAGGAAGATTAATAGACTTGATTCCATTATATGGTAACGCCACAAGCGACAAATTTCTCTTGAAAATGTATTGACCTTCTGACGAATTGATTTTTTCAAGATTCTTTCCTTTTAACACACCGGCCACATACTTGGCAGCCGTCAGCTCTCCTACGCCAGCAATCCCTACAACCTCATCACTGTTACATCCTGCAATAGCCTTAACAAAGGACCATTTCATAGGAGAAATATTAAACCAAGCTCTCCTAAATTCTGCCTCATCTGTGATGCCTTTGAAATTGTAAATCTTAATTGGACAGAATCTGTCATGATATATCAGTTGAAGTAAATCATTGTCAGTCGATACTATCACAGTATCATCTGGTCTTCTCGTAGCCACGTAGGCAATTAAATCATCTGCCTCATATCCACTCTGTTGATAAATATTTGTAAACCCCATTAAAGGCAAAATCAATTCTCTTATTTCATCAAACTGTCGAAAAGCATCTTGCATATCTGCTTGTTGTTCTTCGGTTTGTGCCTTACTATGTCGTTTCACTTTGTATTCAGGATATTCAATCTTCCGATAAGAATTACGATGATCCCAACAGAATACAAATTTATTGGTTTCAAATTTCTTAGATAGTGTCAATATCTGTTTAACAAAACCAAAGATAACACCAACACGTTTTTCATCATTACTTAGATCACCCATGGTAAACAAAGATTTGTAGGCCAAACAACTACAATCAATTAAAAGACGAACCATTATTCATCACCATATTTTTTAACACGATCAGGCTTTAGATGATCTTCTATTTCATTCCACCAAATTTCTACTTTCTCGGCCAGTTCATCTTGACAGTTGTTTTCCTCAATATACTTTATCATGCCTTCACGACTGTATTCAGTTCCATTCCAATCAATCGCTTTTACTTTTGGTCCCCACAGATAAGCAATACTTGATCCAATATCATCAACTCCGTAATCAAACAAGATTATCAATTCTGCTTCCCGGAATGGCTTAGCAACCTTATTACGCTTAAACTTGGCCAACACCCGTATCCCATAAACTCTTTCTTCGCCGCGGAAGGTCTTTTTTAATTTTTCGACCTCACTTAACCAACATACTTGATGCGTATAAAAATCCAACGACTTGCCTCCAGCCCTATTGTATTTCTCCCCAAACGTCACGCCTATCTTCATCCTAATCTGGGATATAATGACCAGAGTGACGTCCTTGCCTGACATCATTGAACACATATTGTTGAAAAAGCTCTTGCTCAAATAAGCTGGCTTCTCCGTCCCATACGTGCCTTCCTCTTCCTTGTCTGTCTTGGCGGCCTTTTCAAACCGTTCCAAACCCTCCTGAGAAGTCAGCGCATCAAGGGAATCGGTGATATACAACAACAGCTCTCCCGGCTTATTGGCCATAACTTCTCTGGTGACGTTGCGGCCCCAGCCCTGAACCGTCTTCGAGCTTACCCACTCAATGCCCTCAACAAAAGCCTTCCCATACATCTTCTCCAGAGGGAAATCCATAACCTCTTCAGCATTATCAAAAATGATTTTGATCTTTTTGACCACTGGAAAATTATGGGATTTATTCCCCATCATCTTATGGAAAACAAAAGCAGCTAACTCCAATGCCAATAACGTCTTGCCACTGGAGCCGTCCCCAACAAGATTGATAATCCTGCCTCTGGCCCAACCACCTTTTCTGCCCTTACCTGATCCTGCAAGGTTTAGTAAAACAGAACTGGAATGGAAAAACTCAACCGGAGTCTCTTCTATTGGCTCAGCAGCGGCTTTCATTTTCGCTGCGGCCTCTCTAATTTCGTCTGGTTCAATGCTTCGATTGATTTTCATTGTTTTGTCCTTCTATAATTAAGCAACTGGCCACAGAAAATCTATCCAACCAATATTTGTTTCACAATAAAGGCCTATACTCACAATAGTCAGATTGTTAATACATGGCCACTGCTCCTTCGTTGGCAAATCATCTCCATAATCATAAGTGATGCGAAACTGTGAAATCTTACCAACCTCTTTATCATGAATACTTAACACTCTGATACGCGAACGACAACCTGTCGGGTCGTTTTTGACCATTGCTTGTTTTTGTTCTCCGGTGACTTTGATAAGTCGACCATATGCTGGATGGTTTTCATGTCGCAAACAAGCAATCAAATCGCCCTCTTGCCATCCTACACGTTCAGCTAAATTCACTCCCACGCTAAAGTAAACAGACCGCCAATCGTTTTGGATCGCTTGAACAAGAAACCCTAAACTATCTTTGATTAGTTCAATAACTCTTGGCCTGATTTCCTTGTTAGCAACATCGACACCAACATGTTGTGCCATCCACTTTGCATCCACCTTAGTAAGTCTCCAACCGTCGATTAAAGTATTTATCATGATTAAAACCTCCTTTATTTTGTGCGGGCTTTTTATCAATCTCGCTGAGGCTACCCCGCATCCCCTCAGTTCATCCGGTCGCTATCCGGCATCATTCACTATTTTTTCTTTAATTCAGTAATGGCAACGCGCACGTCCTGGGCCTTCTTTTTCAAATCCTGCATGGCCACTCTCACCCGGCGACCGGATGCAGCATTACCTTTTTCATCAAACTTCTTTGCATCTTCTTTCGCCGCTACAAGCACGACAACCATTTCCTCCAATAATTCTGTTATCATTTTATGACCTCCTTCCTATTTTATTTTTTTTATTTTAGAAACGTTATTTCTTTTTTGCTTTCTCGATGGCATCCGCTTCTTTGGCACACTCTTTCCAGACGGCACATTTGTCACATTCCTTTAGATCATCAATATCAATGCCAAAACCTTTACCAGCAGGGCATTTGTTGCTTTTACCAACATCAGGATCAGGAACGTCTTCCTCAGCCACCCGTCTGCGACCCCGAACAGGCGGATCCTCTTCAACCGATTTCTTCTCTTCTACTTCTGGACGCCTTCCTCTGGAAGGTTCAGGTTCTTTCTTTTCTTCATACTTTCGTTCACGTGCCGGAGGATCATCAACAACCTTCTCAGAAGCAAGTGGCTGACCCCAAAACTCCAAATAAGACTCTTCGTAAGTTGGCCAGGCAATTAATTCATCCAGAACATGAACTCCTTTGGCAATTTCATCGCTGATTTTATAATTACGATCTTCAAAACGAATGCCGATATATTTGGTACTTTCCTTCTTGCCTTCTCTCTTAAAGGCAATAGACTTTCCTTCATCAACATCCATAAAAGCAATGAATGGCTCGACAGATTTCTGTCCAGGACGGACCGGCCTTTTAGCAAGAGCAAGTAAAAATTGCTGAAGCAAATAATTACTTGTATGCCAAACCTGGACACCTTTGTTTTCTTCTTCCTTCGAATCATAACAAACGATATTGTAAATTGACCTTGGAAATCTACTTGGCGTCAACTCCTTGATCCGCTGTTCATCATCTCCTTTCTTGATCAGACGCCGACGCTCTTCACAAATAGGACAAGGCTTCTTAAACGTCTCGGCCATACAAATTATCATGCCTTCTTGCTGGCCCACATTGCTGTGAACAAAAAACTCCAACACATAACTCTCGCTCCCTGGTTCAATTGGATCCATGTCTCCAGCAGTATAAGGAATGATATCAATAATATGATCTGCCTCTTTACACTGCCAAAAAGAAACACCTTTTACATCCGATCTGAAAAGCGAACCCCCTCCTTTCTTTCTGTTGTAATCTCCTTCTAATCTCTTCAACAACTCTTCTTTTGCACTACGACGCGATGGTTTTGGCATAATACTACTCCTCTTCTTTTTTATGATTAAATTTACTGGCCTCAAACTTACTGCGAAAATACGCAGATGACCACAATCGCACGGCCACATACCCTACACACAACACACCTAAAACAATAATAATGATTTTAATTTCTTCCATATCATCAACCTCGGCTTATCTTTTTCTGAGCCATTCCTTCCCTTAAGCCTTTGTCGACTTTTTTTAATTGCTCTTGACGAATATCAGACCTTTTTGAATCATCCTGACCACCACAACTTGATGGCATGTAAAATCCTTTATCTCTATCGACACACAGTCTATCAAGAGCCTTACTCTTTTCGACCATCGACCATTTACCCGAATCCATGAGACTCGTGTATTCCTCTGCATCGATTAATTCCAAAGATAAACTCTCATATTCCTTGCTGGTTCTAATCTCGGCTTCTATAGCTGCTCCTGTTGGTTCCTTCCCTTCTTTGCTTCCAGGAAGAGCCGCAAGCTTAATTTTTGCTTCCTTATACAAACTTGCCTTGAGTATCTTTCTTTTCAAATGTAATTTGGCTTGATTCTTTGCAGCTACTGCTGCCCGATCAGCCCATTTATTGTAAAGCATTGCCTGCCTTAACCACTCACCATCCAAATCATGTTCATTGACTTCAAAATCATTATCCATTTTGATCTCCTTTCAATACTATTATATCCTATTTTGAATTTACTCGTATATAAATTTTGTAACAAGCACCCACCAGGCCTGCCTTAGCATTATCCCGAAAATGATCAGAAAATTCTTCAATTGTTGTCATAGCAACCTCATTCTCTTTGTTTAAAAGAACAGATGTCATATAACCCAACACGGCATATCTGACCTTCTCAGCCTTATCTGCATCCTTATCTCCATCATCTTTGCTCAGAAGAGTTTTCAAAACTGCGGCAATGATAGGCCAACCTTGTTTCTCTAACAGTGCTTTACACAAATCCAAAACAGTCTTTTCACTAAAATTATAATCCATAATAGAAGCGATCATCTCATCATCATCCTGAATATCAATAACGGAATCCAAAATAACCAAAGCCTGTCTGGGAGATCCATTAGCCGTTTTAACAATTTCTTCAACAGCCTTCTCTGGAAAATCCTTAATCTTTTCTTGCTTCAAAACATGATTCAATAAACTTCTTATGTCGTGACTCATTAATGATTGTACTTGATATGTATGACACCGAGTCCTAATGGTCTTAATCAACTTTTCAGGATCAGTGGTACAAAGAAGAAAATAAACATGATTTGGTGTATCTTCTAACAATTTTAACAAGGCATTTTGAGCATCTGTAGTTAATCGATGACTCTCGTCTAATAGTAACATTTTTATCTTCCCGCTGAATGGAGCATAAGAACAATTCTTTTCTATCTCTCGAATGGTATCAATACCACGATCATTTGCCACATTCATTTCCTGAAAATCTACATCAGAACAACCCAAAAGGTTCTTAACAATTCTCGCCAGAGTCGTCTTGCCGCAGCCACTTGGTCCTGAAAACAGAAATGAATGAGGAACACCATCAGGTCGTTCTAACACACTCTTAAGAGAACTGACCACTCCTTTGTTGCCTACAAACTCTTCTAAACTGACCGGCCTATACTTGAGATGTAACGGTTGTACCATTATTTCAATCCTCCCAGAACATTTATTTTTTCCACAAAGTTTGCAATCCCTGATTGAAAATCATCCTTATTTTTAGGATCTCTCAATACCGAAGCAGGATGAACACACCAGCAAGCCCACATGCCATAATTCTCAAGCCATTCTGCCTTGCCACTGTATTTGGTAATACCGCCATCCTCTCCCTTAAAATATTTTAACCCCGTATTTCCAAATACCAATGATAATTTTATCTCAGCTTGTTTGATCTCTTCATCAAGCCATTTCTTACAAGCTGTTAAATGTCTTACAGCCGGAGTCTTAATCTCGCCAGGATAACATTTAACACAATTCGTTACATGAAAAAACCTGCGTATAAGACCATATTGGCCTAACTCTTTCCAAACCAAATCGCCAGCGCGTCCAACAAATCCTTCTCCTTGTTTATCCTCATTCGGCCCAGGAGCCTCGCCAACAATAGCAAGATTGTACCTTCCCGACGAAGGTAATACTGGTCTTTTACACTGTTTTACAAGATCACAATCCTGGCAATACAAAAGCTCTGGATTTTGGAATTTAGAAGTATGAATCTTTCCTCGAATATAGCCTACAGGCAATTCTAAACTCAACATGGCTTCAAGATCCTTAGGAGGAAAACTAAAGCCAAGACATTGGCGTAGATTAGGAAATTCGTCCCGTTTATCAACACTCATATCAAAAGAAAAATACTTTGACAAATCTTCTTCTGGATTATTGCCAATCGCTCCAATGGCCTTTAATAATTTATCTATCTTTTTTTCTTTTACCTCTTTTAACACTGTTTTAGGTTCTTCCTGCTTTAAATCAAAAAAACCTCGTTGCCTTGGCTTACTTTGTTGATGTAATACTACTTCTTGTGGCTCCGGAGGACGATACTTCAAAAGTTCTAAAGCCACTTTTTCGCCTACACCTTTTATCTCAATGAAAGGAACATATAACTTGCCATCTTTAACAACCCATTTATGAGCATCAGAAACACCAATCTTTGGCAGAACAATATTCAAGCCTAACCGCCTTGCCTCTTTGACCAATTCTTCTTTTTTGCCATCTGATCCATATGATAAATTAGCGCACAAAAACTCAGCTGGAAAATACAACTTACAAAATGCACACCAATATGCTATCATAGAATACTCGACGCTGTGAGAATTATGGCTTACAAAACCATTGGCAATAAAATTATGTGGATCTTCCATTTCAACATCATATGTCTGTTCTTTTCCAACGTATTTGATAGATTTGATAGGAGAATATTCTATTATTCTCCCCACCGAATGTCTTACCTTCCTTTCTCCTTTTTCATAATCTTTTTTCTTGTGGCATGAATTACAAAGATACATTATATTTTCAAGAGAATGGTATAATTCATGGTCATAATTCAGTTCATCTAAAAGTTTGACATGAGCAAATTCGGGTCTTCCTATTTTTACTTTCTGATGACATGATTCGCATTCTTTTTCTATTTCCTTCCCGCATTCCTCACATCTGCCGCGCGCTCTTAAAGAAACCTTTATCCTTGCCGGTTTTAGAAATTTTCCTCTTCCATCAATGTATCCTACATTATCCTCTCCTTTTTGAAACCCTCTACCACGATATGTTGTTTTCAAAGGTCTACTATCAAGAGCAGCTTTGATTATTTCCTTTACTCTGGGGCCTTTAATAGCTAACAAATCACCAATTTTCAAATCACATACTTTGACATATAAATTTTTTTCTCTTCTCTTGGCCAAAAAACGATGTTGGTCTGTTGCCTTGATTGAATTCCCCGATTCTAAACAAATTAACCAAACTTCTTGAACTCCACTATCATAGATATTTGTCATTTTCCCTGTATGAATACGAGAATCTAACTCTTTCCATTGAAGAAGATGCAATCCTCTACAGCGAAGTTTATCGCCTGTACTCGTTTTCGAATACCGACTTTCATATAAATCTTTCAATGTAACATCTAACCCGCAAAATCTTCCAGCTGATGCTCGGTTAACAACTGTATCTCCCGCCAAACAACGATTAAAACTGTAACTTGCATGTTTCTCAAGAGCTTCCCAGAATTCCAAGGCTTCCTTTTCAGATAAGGTCTCTTTTTTTTCACAGCCATCAACAAACATTTCTCTATATTTTTCAAATTCTTTGACATCTCTTTTCTTTGCAATAATCTTCCTAATCTTATCAGCCGTCGAATATGGCAATCCGGCCACTTCGCTGATAACTTGCATTACTTGTTCTTGATAAATAATGATACCAAAAGTATCTCGTGTGATCTGTTCATAAATCCTGTGTTTCTTTAGCCACTTCTTTCCATGCTTCCTTTTAATAAAATCGGCAGTCATCCCACTGTCGGCAGGACCAGGCCTAACTAAAGCGACGACATCGCTCATTAAACCAAAACTATCAACACCAACCTCTTTACAAAGCTTAGTTGTTGGCCAAGTATTAAATTGAAAAACACCTACTGTTTGTCCTTTTGACAGCATATCAAAAACTTGAGGATTATCTAATGTGATTTTCTCAAAAACAATTTCCTTGTTATGATTCTCCTTTACCAGCCTTTTGGTTTCATTTAAAATAGACAATGTATTAAGACCTAAAACATCTAATTTCATAAGGCCTACATATTCGGCATCATCTTTATCCCAGTTAACAACCTCTTGATTTGATCGAACAGAAAGATTACACCTGGCTCCTTGCGTAAGATCATCAGCAGACACAATAAGAGCAGCGGCATGCTGGCCAACACCTCTCGTCTGTCCTTCTAATCTAATGGCAATTTTTACAGCCTCAGGATACTTTTGAGAAAACCAATGATCACTTGCTGCTGTTTCAATAGAACTGCCATCACCATTTTCATCTTCAATAAATTTAGCAAACTCATCTACTTCGCCATACGGTATCTCAAAAACCCTTGCAACATCACGTATTGCCGCTCTTCCCTTCATATCCATAAAAGTAGACACACTGGCAATATTATTTTTACCATACATCTCTTCAAGATGACCTCTGATCAGTGGTCTTTTAACATCCTCAAAGTCCAAATCAATATCCGGATAATCAATTCGATCTTCTGCAATGAAACGAGAAAATAATAAATTATATTTGATTGGATCAACAGAAGTAATACCAATCAAATAAGCAATAAGACTGCCGCCCACAGAACCCCGGCCTGGTCCAATCATAATATTGTTCTTTTTACACCATTCAGTAAGCTCCCAAACGACCAGAAAATATCGAATGAACTTTTTCTTTTTGATCATGTTAAACTCTTCAAGGAAACGATCATAATAAATAGAATCATTCTCGATCAATTCGCCAAATATTTTTCTGTATCCTTTCTCGCAAAGTGTCCGAAGAAAAAGATTTTCAGACTCGCCTTTCTGTAATATGGAAGGTAAAAAGATATCTTGTTTTTGGATCTTAAAATCAGAACACTTCTCGGCAATCTCAACTGTGTTCCTCATTGCCAAAAGATATTGAGATTTAGTTAAAACATCTTGAAGTTTAAAAGCTTCTTTCATCTCTTGAGATGAACGGAGAAACAAACCTCTGGTTTCAAAACGAAAACGCGAACTATCAGACCACTTAGCTTTAGTTTGAATAGCCAACAACACTTCATGCACCATACCATCATCTTCATTGACATAATGACAATCATTTGTTGCTACCAATGGCAACCCATATTCACAACAAATCTTATTGACTTCCATCTGATCATCAAACAGATGAGGCATAACTTCTAAGTAACAATCGCCAGGACACAGGACATTTAACTCCCAAAAGAAATCCTGACCAATCTTAGATGTCAAAACAGTGGCGGTACAGCCACTCAAAAAAACTAATCCTTTACTATATTTTTTCAACATATCAAAATCTGCCCTTGGCTTATAGTAAAAACCATGCAGATTCGCTTCTGTCAATATTTTACAAAGGTTATGCCAACCATCATTATCTTTAACTAACACGGTTACATGAAATCTAAATTCTTTAGGCACTTTGATAGAGGCATCTGGCACAATATATAATTCACAGCCTAAGATAGATTTAATGCCTTGTTTCTCTGCCTCTCTTTGAAACTTAATTAACCCATCTTGATTCCCATGATCAGTACAAGCAAGATATTGAAACCCCAACTCCTTAGCTTTAGACAGATACTGTTTAGCGCTACCATATCCATCTAAAAGCGAATTTTCTGTATGAACGTGGAGATGACAAAATTCCATTTGAATTCCTCTACTTATTATAAAGGCTTTTGATTTTTTAGCCTATGATTTACAAGGTAAACACATGACATGCTCGAAAGAATCGCCCGTAAACAACGCATGGTTATCTCCCAAAGTCATCTCGGACCCGCTGTATAAAACCTCAGAAAAGAAAGACGGATTAATATTAAATGCTACATCGCTCTGGATACGAACACCTAAAGAACACGACCTTTCAAAAGATCCGAGAGAACCTTGCCCAGAACAAACGATAGTTTTATCTTTTTTAGAAAGGAACACCGAAATAATTTGATCAACGACAAATTCTTCGTCAGCGACGACCGAAACAGAATCAACAACATTCTTTAACTCGGCTGGCAAGGCAAAAGACACGCCATCCACCTTGAAATACTCGCTCACATCAGGAAAAACATCAACAATAACTCGACAAGAAAAAATGATGTCTCCTTCAGTCTTAAAATGAACCCAACTATCATCTTTTAAATACTGAGTCACAGGATATTTGGCCAAGATGACCGCTGATACTCCAGTAATCAAAAAATCATCGCCAACTGGGGTGGACAGTAAAAATTTACTAATTCTGAGATTGTCAGCAGAAAAAATCTTATCGCCCTGAACAGCAATACATGTTAAAGCCGGCCTTGTCAAATCAGTGGAAACACTGAATGAACAAAGTTTAACCCCTTTCGTAAACATCTCTGGTAAATCCTTCCACTTCTTCGATTTTATTCTGGGCACTTTAATCTTACCAAGAACACCACCGCCTTCAGAAGTTACAAGAGATGCCTTTGCCTTCTCTCCTTTGATAATTAACTTTGATTCTGCCAATGTCAAATCAATGTTGCCTTCAGGAATATTCACAATAACTGAATAAAAATTTTGGCCATCAACCGAACATTCAAACTCCGATTCAAAAGGATGACTAATGGATATTTGATCATTAAAGGCGCAAATCCTGTCTCCTAAAAAAGTAAAATCAGATAGTTTACTAACAATATCCCTTTTGGCAAGTCCAGGCCGGAGATTTTCCAAAATCCTCTGTAACTCAGCTTTTTGTATTTTCACGCTCATCCTCCAATTCTTTTTTCAATTTAATATTTCTCAGGACCGATCCTTTGTAAAAGAAAGAAACAAGCCGATTCATTTCTATTCCCTGGCTCTCAATAAAATCGTGAATGTCATTATCACATCTCTCTCTTGGCGTATTTGGGTTAACGCCATGAGGATTCTCTCCAGCAATATAAAGTTTCATAGTCCAAATCCTTTCACTGTCCGTTTGAAAGCCCAAGGCCACTCCGGAAGATTTTTTTGAAGGTTAATAAAAAATAAAAGATTGATCTTATTTCTTAACTCAAACTGGTTGCACACACCTTGCTCTTCAATAATCTCAATCTCGTCTTTGGTTTTCAAATCAACCCATCGCTCATTTGCCTTTGGCACATACCCGCTAAACTTACTCTCTGTTTTGAAAGAAGACTTACCTAAGGCAACACCATTTTCTTTCAGAAATGCCAAAATATATTCTCTCTCAACAGAAGTGACAGTATTGATATGTTTACCATTAATCTCATTCTGAGCCTTGCTCTTATTGGATGTAAAAACAACATGAGGAGTACCATCATAAACCCACTGACCATTTTTATGCCTTGGAACAGTAATGGCTCCATAAATTCCAATCTTGGCCCAACTGGTACTATCAACACTCCACCACGGATAACGAGCAACAAGCCTGGCCGACGTAACAGCAAAACCGTGGACCTTTACCTTTGGAATCCCTTCTTTATCGCATAAAATATTCGCCCACAGATCATCTAAAATTGGCTGTAACACCGCTACGGGGTTTGGAATGAAGCCTCCCATAGCAATATACTTGTAGCCCTTCTCAAGATACATATGCAACCACTTTATGTCAGACCCAAAATGAAATACTGGAATAGGCTTCAGCCCATAAGACTCCATCTCTTGTTGATTATCCCAAGTCGCCTGTGCATTGTTAATGATATCGAGATTTACATAGACATCAAAATACTGCTGATTTTTCAAAAGGAAGGCAATGTATTCCTCTTTGTATATCAAATACTTCTCTGTTTCTAAAAATTCGAATGTATCAGCACTAACCCTTTTTCCTTCATTATCAAATTCTACTCTATCTTTTAGAAAAGCCCCCATGATACCTTTGGTTTTCTTTTTTCTAACCAAGGTGTTGTAAAGGCTTGGCGAACCACTGTCCAACATCAGATTCATAATTTCTCCATTTCATTTACAATGTTTAGTATAGCTAAATCGCCACGTCTGAGCAACTCATCTCTATTATAAGATAGTTGATCAAAATCTTCGCTGTTAGGCTCCATCAATTTCTTGACCAAATGAACAGCCTCTTCAAAAGAAGAATATCTAAAACTCCTTCTATACATTTCTGAATAACTGAGCCGATTAGGCACTACAGGAAAACATTTAGCAAATAACGCCTCTTGCTGAGCAATGCCCCATGTTTCCTGATCAGCGAATGACACTGCTATTTTAGCCCGGTTCAAAAGTTTAAAGTAATCTTTTTTTGTCTTACACACTTCTTTGGTTTTAATAAATTGCCAACCTTCTGTAGTTGCATCGATTGACAATCGATCAAACAACTGTGGATTCTTCTCCGAATCAAGCCTGTGAGGGAATACAACAATATTTTCTTTCCTCATCATATCAGGATATTGATTATTGTAAATTGGTAATCCTGTCACTTTGATCTTATCAAAATCAATTTTTCTTTTATGCCAAATAAGATTTTTATGAAATTCTGTTGCCACATAGATTTGATCAATAAAACTAAACCAAACTTCTTCAAGAGGACCACCCCAAGAAGCCATGCCTTGTTTGGCCAGGAAATCGTAAGGATCATACGTCCCTGCATGGAGAATGCCACAGATCTTAAAATTCAATTTCTTTCCTTGTCTGATGTATTGAAGCATTTCTATGCCTGGACACCAAAGATCATGAAAAAAGATAACATCATCCTTCTCAATCTCGTCTTGGAATAACATTTTGGTCAATATTTTTAATTGGCCAGCCTTAAAATAATTGGTGCCACAAACATCTAAGAAAGAACCATCCTTAATATGGTCAGAGAGCGTATCGGGATAGATGTTAACAAAATTGATTCTCATATCGGTAAAGGCTTCTGGGAACCATTTATTCCATTGAGCAGAATAACGTTCTTCCAAACTTTCAATTGGCACATTAATTATTCTCATTCAATAACTCCTAAACGGGCTGAGATAGCTAAAAAAGTTACAATGTCATTTACATTATATATGCCTTTTAACATTTCGATAGTTTGTGCAATGGTATTCAAAGAAATTTTTACATGGACCAGCTTTTCAGGAATCCTATACAACTCAAACCACTTCTTTTCATCTTCCCTGATCATTCGCCATTTCGTAATTCGACATCCCAAAAAAGTATACGGTACAAAACTGGGGATCAGTCTCACTGGCCTCTCAGACAAAACTATGCCTTTGTCTTCAATATTTTCATTTTCTGGTGTCCCAATGTAAGATTGATAAAACTGGCCTAACCCGCCTGACGTGGAATTGGTCTGAATCCTACCATACAATTCCTCTAATTGAAACCCATACTTTTCCAAAAATAATCCTGTCGAACGTAATGTAGCAATGGTTTCCCCAGGAAAGAAAGTCATGGTAAGCCAAAAAATATCGACCTTGCCTTTAGTCTGCTCTGCTAAAGCAGAATATTTATCTCGTCCTCCCTTGCCCATCTTTTTATTTAATACAGAATCAGCCGTCTCCAGCCCGATCTCAATCAGCCGCATTCCAGTCTCGTCAAAAATATCAGTGCCAAATTTCTCAATGAATTTAGATACAGTATAAACACTTCCCAGAGCAATATAATTAAAATCTTTACCTTGAGTATATCTCAAAATCTGCTCGGCCCGATCAATATCAAAAAAGAAATCCTCATCAGTGAAATGAATATTTTTATAACCTTTACTACCACAAAAATCCAAAACCATTCGCACGCTTTCAAGAGGCACTACTACGCGATGACTGTTACAATTGACAGATACTGGACAGAATTTGCAACGATTGTTGCAACCATATGAAGTAAATAAAGGATAAACTGTCCCTTCATATTTGGTCAAATGCATGTCACAATCAGACAACAAGATCCTTTCAAATCCTTCATAATACTGGACATAGTTGACTATCCCTATTTCAATCTGCATATTACTTACAAGATATTCGCCTAATTTCAAGTCGCGAATAAGTGGATAATAGCCAAAGAACAATGGTTTCTTGGGCAAAAATCTATTCAAAACCAAACAAGCATCAATCTGAGGATATGACCAAAGACCTACCAAATAATTGTTGGCCTCTGGCACTGTATCGATATCAGCACAAGAAAAATCTTCTAACAGAATTACATCTATTCCTTGAGCCTTTAGTGCGGAAAATAAAATGAAGGGAAGATAGCAGAATGAACCTCTGTTGAATTCAGGACTGGATGGATCAATTATTACAAAATCATGCCCTTTCATAAATCGCCCCATTTTCATTGTCCTCAAAAACCGATACCCGTTTAGCATCCATGCGGTAGCACAGGACTTCGGCAATCGCTTCGCAAGAAAGAGATCCCAGATTCTTCCCTGCGAACTCCTTCTTGATATACTTGTCTACCTTGCGTTTGAATCTGATAAATTCAATCTGCCGATCCATTGAAGTCTCCACCTGAACTTCCACATGAAAAATATGACGATGAGCATCCCTTAGAAAAGAAACGTCCTCAAAAGGACATTCGGGCCAACGATGCAACGCCTCAAAGCTGGTCCTGATTACGATGAATCTTTTGTAATTTGCTACTATCTGGTCCATAGTTACCTCCCTTGAATTCTGGACATGAATTCGTCTTTACATCCATTAAGATTTGTAGCAAAAGCGCCTCTGACAGCAATCACTTCTGCAGGACTGTTAATTTTTTTGACTCCACGCATTTCCTTACAAAGATGACGGGCATTCATAACCAGAATAAGGCCTTTTGGATTTAATACCTCCTGTAAATCATCCACAATTTGGTGCACCAACCGCTCCGCCACTTGAAGCCTACCCGAATAATAATCAACAATTCGGTCTATCTTGCTCAATCCAATGATATGTTTATCAGGGATATATGCACAATGAAAACTACCAAAAAAAATTGCCATATGATGTTCACAACAAGAAAAGAAAAAACCAGAATCTAAGATCATATCATTATAAATGATCCCGTCGTCTTGATTTTTGAATATGGTCATCTTGGGCCGCCTTTTACGGTCATACCCGCAGAAAAATTCTTGATACATTTTAACCACACGACTGGGGGTATCTACTAACCCTGGGCGATCAGGATCTTCCCCAATGAAGGCTAAAAGCTCTCTAACATTCTGTTCTGCCTGGACGACTTCTCGAGATTTTTTCAACATTTATTTTCTCCTACTCTATTATAGCTATTATAGAAGGGATTTAAAATTCAGAGGCAATTATTTTATAATACCTTCAAGATCTTATGAATCTGTAGATTATAAATAGCTCCAAGACGACACAAAAACTCACTATCAATCATCCATTGTGCAAGAGTCTCTGGAGCCAGAGATCCCCATACAGGAGAAAATGCAAATTTAGGTCTTGCAAGGAAATTCACCACAACAAAAATACTGAGAATGATTTCGAGAGCTGTATCAAAATCGTGCCTATCTGACACGACAAACTTTACATAATCACGACTGGACAGATTGATGTAATTCTTGATTCTCATCAAATGTCCAGCACCAGAAGATGGCAATTTATAATCTGCCACCCACGATACGCCTTCTATCTTAGGTATAAACTTTGATCCATTTGTTTCAACAGACACATGAAGGCGTTTCAATTTAAGCTGTTTGATAAGATTGATGGTTCCTTTTTGCAATAATGGTTCTCCACCTGTTATGGTAACATTCTTAACCGCCAAATCAAGAACCTCTTGGACAATTTGATTGACAGTCATCTCAGAATAAGTTCCTCCTTCTGCGTAACTGTATGGTGTGTCGCAATAACTACACCGACTGTTACAGCCAAAAGTACGAACAAAGGCTGTTAGACTGCCTTGGTGCTCTGAACAAATTTCACCGTTGATTGATTTGAAAATAGAATGAATTTTCATACCATTTCTCCTATTAGGTTTTAACCATAGAATGAAGCGACGTCTTTTCGGGATTGACTCTCAATACATCACCAAAATTGGTAGCCACACCAAATCCAGGTAACAACGCAAGCTTTTGATTCCTCAAAATAAAATCCCAGTAAGCACTCATCAAACCTTCTTTAGGTAATCTCTTCCATTTCACTTTCCAAATATTGATCTGTCTCAAGAGGCGGGAGCAGTCGGTTCGATCTTTTTTATCAGCAGACCACTTCCTTCTGTCGATTAAATATTCATCAGCCATAGCAAACAATTCTTCCAGATTTGCTCGGATCGCCTCAAGAGATGAGTATGTAAAATTGATACACAAAAATAATATTTCTACTATTTCATGAGGACAACGATCTGACAATTCAATACCATTGATAAAAAGCTTTGGCCCGATTTGTTCTTTTGATTTCACTGACCCCATTCTATCCTCCATTCTGCGTAAGAATTACTGGTTTCCCATAAACGAATTCTATTAACCGTAACCCATCCGGGCAGATGTGGCTCAATCCAACGGGAGATATCCACGACCATATTCTCGGCAGTTGGATTATCCCAGATATCATTCAAATTCTTATGATCAATCTTCTCTAAAACAGAATCATGAACAATCTTCTTTAACTTGCTAAAATCCATAATCATCCCAGTAGCGGGACCTTCAGTGTGAATCATTCCTATCACTTCTACTTCCAGAATGTATGAATGACCATGAATATCTTTACATTTTCCTTCATGATTCGGAAGATAATGAGCAGCATGAAATTCGAAACGTCTACAGATTGAAATCATAAAGCCTCCTTTCTATAAATTCAATTGGGAGGGATTGGCAATAATCCCTCCCAAGGGCGCCTGGGCAAGAGAAAGATTACCCTTTTGCAGCTAAACCTTTGTAAATCTTGATTCTCTTGGCAATGAAATCTGCCGAAAGTTTCGGATCCTTCTTGGTCAACTTCTCTGTGAACACCTTGGTAATCTCGGCATCGGAAGCTTTGTTGGCAATAAGCTCTTTCATTACTTCCAACGAAGATTTACTCTTCTCTCCTTTCTGTTTTGGAACTTTCTCTTTCTTTTCTTTTGGAACTTTCTCTTTCTTGCCCGTCTCGATTCCAGGATCAGGAATCACAATCTTACTGTAATAATCGGCCACTTCTTCTGGACCAGTCCAATTTCCATCCTGGTCATCGGGAACCGACTGAACGCCTTCAACAAAAGCCTTAACGATAGCTTCTTTGGTCACGCCAACTGTGGCGATTGTTTTAACCAACAATCCACTATCATTTAAGACCTTCACTGCCGCTGCTAACTCTTTAAATTTAATTTCTTTTACATCCACTAACATTTCCGTTCTCCTTTCATTTTAATTCTCAGTTAGAATTTAACTACCTTTACAACTATTATAGACCACTCTTGAAAATTTGAGCCAGTTATTTTACAACTATTTTACTCGTCCTTTTCTTTTTCCTCACTCCATTGCGTTTCAAGAAGTGGCTGGCCAATGCCTAATGATTGTAAAATCATTACATCTTTACCGAATTGGAATTCTTTATGGCGATGAACAATAGCACTCACTCTCATTACGCCTTTTTTCTTTTCAGCAGGAGTCTGATTTAGACCAAACATAATATCTGAATGTGCTAACTTCCTGATATCTTCCGACGTATTTTCTTGCTGGACACTCTTTTGTGTAATAGACGCACGATTGCTCTGGAGGACAGTGGCCACCAAACAATGTCTCTCTCCGGCCAACCCTTTTGCTCTTTTCCACGCCCAATCTGCTTGACCTCTCTCAGAAAGATTTCCACTCCCTTGCGGAGCCATAATATCAACCGAGTCAATACAAATCACATCGGGAGCAAATGATTCTGTATACCAAAAATCGTCCAAATCGGAAATAATATCATCAAAACTGGCAATAAATGATGGATATGATTTAACTCGTAAATTACTCCCATAAAGCCTTTCAAAATCACGGGCCTTCTTAAGAACTATTTTTGAATCTAATGACTCCTTTTGGTCCTTCCAAATCTTCCAGGTCGCTTGCCGGTACTCGCCATTGCCCGGATCGCCTTTTTCAGTCGGCCTACAAATTACACATGGCTTGTATCCTCTTACTTCTTTTGCTTCCACGATAATCTCTCCAGGAACCTTAACGCCTTTTGAACAAGTCCTTTCTGGACGATTACAAGTATTATCTTGATTCCGTTCACAATCAAAAGTAGCCCAAGAAATTTGACCAGATCTCTCACTCATTCCGGTCAGCCTCTTGTATATTCTTTTTGTTATTTCTCTCCCACTCATCTCAAGACTAAAAATCGCCACCTTTAACCGACACGATAAAGCTTGAACAGCAAATTCTTGTAACATCCAACTCTTGCCTCTTTTCATTGGCCCCATAAATGCAACAAGCCATTCTCTTTCAAGATCTCCCGCTAAATCGCCAAACTCTTCTGGCAATCTGAAAATAAAATCATTCTCTACGCTGAACATTTTGAGGATGTGTGATTTTTCAAAAGGATTAAACCCGGTGCCAAGCTCTTTTACAACTCGGCTGAAGTTCTTCACTTCCTTTTCTGCTTGATCAATTCTACCCCTAAGAAGATCGGCTTGGACCTTTTCCGATAAAATGGAAAGAGACCGCTCTCGGAAATAATCTCTGGCTTGATCTAACAAATACTCATGGTTAAAAGAAGGGCCTTCTTCATAGGCCTCTGAAAGGTTGTTCAGGAATTTGCCAATCAAATTGCCAGTAGCCTCATCTAAAGAAACCTTCTCCGCCCGATACATGGTCTGAATATCTTTTTTCGGAGCCTTTTTGTAATGTCTAAAATGTTCTTGAACCCAGCCCGCTACAATCTTGGCATAATCAATTTGAAAATACTGCGGTTTGATCATCTTTTGGATACTGGTACAAAATTCATCTGAAACAATCATCCCTGTTACGATCTTTTTTTCGATGTCTCTATCCACCGAATATCTGCGAATCTTTGTCATCCCGGTCTGCTCCTCTCAATAATCTCTTAATTCGTCCACAGTTTCTTCCTTTTGATTCTTCGCTTGACTGGCGATCATAGCCAGTGTTCTCTCTCTGGTACTATTTGGATCGTGAGAAAAATGACTATTGAATTCCATACGCTCTCTGGCCTCTGGGGTATTATCTCTTTCCTTCCTCTCTGTGTCTGTTAACGCTTCGGCCATTGCTATTCTTCCCCAATGAGCAGGAAGCTTCTCTTCAAACATCTTTGGCGACAACAGGAACTTTGGATGGGCTTTTTTCCAATCCCATCCTTCTGCTTGCCCAACATCAAATAGGTGGTGTAATCTCGCAATTGGATACCTTTCTTCTGTTCCCCATTGGTACTTTCCATTTAATGATTCAAAATAATTATGAGCCTTTTTTGAAATTTGGCGGAAGATATTTTCATCATTAACAGGATCTAATTGCCTGCCACCAAATTCATACCAAAGCTCTTTCAGTTTTTTGGTTTCTTTAGGATACATATCTTTAACCAATTTAGACCATCTCTGTTCAAGGACGTCTCGTGTATTGAGGCATTCTTCAAACCAAGAGGTTACTCCTTTTTCTATAAGCAGTGGATTAAAAAGGACCATCCTTTCATTTGTATCTTTTCCAAACTTAATGAATTCAGGTAATCCAACAACTGTCCCCGATTTCTTCGATCCTGCTAACAGAAATTCTTTCCAGGTAATCAACCAAAAATAATTGTCTATTGACCTTTTTATTTCTTCCACTGTATATTTCCTACGGATAAGAATATCTAAACTTGTAAGAGCGACAGTAAAGGTCTTCGATTTTTCTAAATGCTTTGTAAGCGGCTTACCTTTACCGTTCCAATAAAGGAAAAGTTCTTTTGCTTCTTCTTTGAAATTTCTATAAGGGCTGATCCTTATTGGACGAAGATTGGTAAAACGGATTGACCTTTCCAATGATGGTTCTTCAGAACCATCATCTTCTTTAGAAGATGTATCTTTTACATCTCCTTTTATATATTCTTTTATGTCATAATTCTTTTTATGGGGGTCTATAATTCTTTTTATGGTAGTGCATAATTTTTCTAATAGTGGATCTGCATCAAGCTGATCAAGATTATCATAAAAAATCTCCACAAGAGGTTTATAAATGACCAGATAATTCGGATTGATAAAAATATGTCTGCTTATACCTCTTGGTGATTTTTCTAATTCAACAACAATGTATTGGTAATCTTGGAGAGTCCTGAGTGAATTGGTGATTGATTGTTCTCCTACCCCGGTGATTTTACCAAGATATTTGTTAGAGGCCCAACACCCTTTTGATGATTTACTTAGATTTTGAATGTATCCAAAAAGCATTTTCTCTGTTTGAGTCAATTGATAATTACAAAAAACTTCTACTGGGATACCAATTCCTGATGGTGTGGATTTATGCTTTTCCATTAAGATAGATTCATCATTTTCCATTTTTATTCCCTCCAAATTTCAGCCAGTAAAAAACCTTTTACGGCTGAACCCAAGGCCATCGTACAAGGAAAGCCATACAATACGATAGACTTGATTGTCAGGACCAAGGCTATCAAAAACAATAACCTCGGGTCCATGCGTAAAAGGTTTTTTTTCATTTTGCTTTCCTTGTTCCTTGCTAAAGGTGATTGCCTGACCAATCTATCCTTTAAAATAATTATAAGATAAAATCTCTGGCATTAAAAGATATTTTTTAAGAAAAAATTTCCGCCCGCAAATCCATGACATCACTGGCTAACAAATCAGCAGGATCTCCTTCAGATAGTTCTATCACATCAACAGAGAAAAGTCCACGTAATTTGCCAGCTGCGATCTTCGCTCCGTCAATAGCATCAGCATCAAACATAATAATAACCTTCTTAACCCCATGATCAGAGAGCTGTTGTATTTGAGCAGAATTTATTGACTTGGTCATTGAAGCTACGCAGCCATCGCCCATACGCCACACATCTGTTATTCCCTCAACAAGAATGGCCACAGATCCAACCGAATCAATATTGTAAAGACAATTATTAACCGATATGATGGACATCTCCAAAGGACATTTCAAGTATGGAATCCCACCTTTTCTGATTACATCAGCAGCAATCCATGATACTGCTTTGCCACCAACAGAGATTGGGGCTATGATTCTGAACCGATAGTCACCCGTATTATAAGTAAATTTTAGGCCATATTTTTTAATAAGAAGATCGGGGTCAAAATTCCTGGACAAAAGATATTGCCTATGAGGTTCAGGAATAGAGTCTAAAATCGGGGATGGATACGCGACAGACTGTCTATTACTCCTTACAGAATTGGCTTCAGTCAAATCTTTTTCATTAAGGCGATAAAGACTACTGTCTTGGACATAGTCTCTAATGATATTGACTGATTTTCGAAACGATATCCCTTTGATTTCTTTGATCAAATGGACAATTGACCCCTTTTGGCCACAGACCCAGCATTTGAATAGGTTCTTTTTAATGAAGATTCCGCAGTGGTTCGATTGGTCCCCACAAAATGGGCAAACAATTCCAATACAACCCGAGCCTATATTTTTTCCTGAAGTCTTGTATTCAATATCAAGATCCGACAGGAGAGATTTGGTATCCACTAACTCCAGGTCCATGTTCATAAACATCCGTTCTCAACATAAATTCTCAAACGCTGAATTGTGTGTTGGCTCAAGTATTTGTATGGATCAAGAAAATCAACGATCGTGAAGGTCTTTTTTTCATCGGTCGTTCTCAAACCACGGCCAAGACCTTGAAGTGTGGCAATGTCAGACTTCCCTCCAGAAGCCCAAATTACACAATCCAAAGATGGAATATTGATGCCTTCTCTCCAGATGGTTGTGGTTGTAACACATCTCGTCTGTTTTGATTGCAATGCCTTTTTAATTCTCTCACGTGTTTCTGTTTCTGTTGACCCTTGGACAAGATCAATATCGAGACCATAGATATCCCGCCCCATCTCTTGAAGCATGACGCCTTGTTCGTGTATCACGTCTGTAATCATAATTAAAACAGACTCGCCATTCGATATTCTTTCTGCCGCCTCTTTTACAATCAGTCGATTTCTGGCCTTGTTTAAAATAATGCCATGTTTATAGATTTCTTGATATGACCGAAATTCTCCAATGGTGGTATTCAGTGGCACAGGAATTAATTTTACTTTTGGTGTGGCCAAAAGACCTCTTTCCATTCCTTCTTGAATTGTTAGTTGGCCAATCACTGGACCCAGATAGCCTTCGATAATAAGAGATTCTTTTTTCTTGGTATTGGGTGTCGCTGTTAATCCAATTCTGATAGGGGCTAAACATCGTTCAAAGATATCTGAATAAGACCCTTTTAATTGTCCACAATGGTGGCTTTCATCAATTATTAAAACATCAGCAGCAGCCAATAGGTCAAAGAAATTGTTATAATTTACATTTGAATATTTGCCGTTTTCATTACGGCTACAAATAGAAAACGCTGTTTTAGACATAACTACATTGACTCTGGCTGGTGAATAAACACTGTCGCCAATGATGCCTATCGATTGTTCTCCAAACCAATTCTTGAAATTTTCGATCGTCTGTTGGAAAAGAGAATTGGTATGCACGACCATTATCGCTTTTGATTTTGGATACTGCGAAATAATAGAGCCTGCTAAAACTGTCTTGCCAATGCCAGGAGGTGCTACTAACAATCCCCTTTTGTGTTCATTGACCTTTTGTAACAGTTCGATCTGATCTTGTCGCAGATCAATCCCTGGCAGACTTGGCTTCCCGGTTTTTAAGGAATCAAGCAAAGGCTGAGTATCTGCCAGAATGGCATTGTCTCTACAATACTTGATCACTCTTGGATACAAGCCTGCCAGGAATTTTCCACTACGCTGATCACAAAGGAAAGCAGTGCCTGTCTTTTTAACTTTTCTAAAAGGACCTTGTTTCCAATGTTCAGAAGGGTATTCCAAACAAGACTTGATTTTTTGAATATCTTGTTTAGGATCTGCCTGACAATAAATAGGATCAATAAATTTAATAAGCATCATTTTCCTTTAAAAATTTTTAACAAAATTATTTAATTCCTTCATGACCTGTTTGGTGTATGATTTTTCTTTCCACTGTCTTCTCATCATTGATTCAATTCTTTTTTGACTTATCAGCCGAGTTCTGGGGCTGGCGATTATTTCCATTATCTCGTTGGGAGCATCTAAAACTATTTGAATCACTTGCTTAGCCTCGCTGGAAAGATTAGCGTATGCCTTTTTAATTATATTCTTCCTTTCAATTTCCATATAGATAACTTCTGGATTATTATGGTCTACCAGTTGATTAAACACAGAAACATCATCGACAGGCACGTAATTATTGACATCTATGGCATTCCATGCCAGTTGTAATAATCTTTTATTCATATCTATTCGCATTGTCTCCTGCTCCTTTTTGATATTCTGTATATCGTTTAAACATTTTACCTTGTTGACACCTCACTGAACATCCTGGATGATTTTTCTTTTGCCTGGCCAGGCACATAAGCACATCATAACTTTGGTCATGTCTTTGACAGAAAAAAGTATGTTTCAATTTGAATTCATTACAGGATGTAGAGCGAGAGGTAACCTTTTGACCTCCCACTCTACAGTTACGAAACTTGCCTTCTTCTTCAGAATCTTCATCAGCAATACACTTTTTACTTCCTAAAAAAGACTGGCAATTCCCACAAAACATTTTAGGTTTCAGTGGTCGGAAGATTTTTGCCATCTTTAGATTCCCTCCTCAGAATTAGTTTGGCTTCCTTTTCCAAAATCTCGGCAGCAAATCTGGAAAGAAAAATGTCCTGCCTTTGAGCCTCTCTGGTTAAAGCAGCTTTTGCTTCGTGAGTAATATAGGCCCCTTGGACGATTCTTTTGACCTTTTTTCTACTAAGTGAAATAGACAATATTTGTTCCTCCTTTCATTTATTTCTTATTGTATACTATCTCTTCTAAGAAATAAAGAAAATCTTTTAAAATATTTTAAAAGGATCATTCAACCTAATGATTATGAACCAAGCCATGCTTGTGGGCATGAACGTGTGCTCTTTTCTGGGCGTCGGGATTTTGTTTAATATCAACATGGCCGCCCATTAATTTATCAAGTTCCTCCATTAACGCATCGGCACTCATGTGATTGCCATCGCTGATGTCGCTCGTTTTGACCGTAATGGTTCCATCCTCTAAAATCTCGAAATTCATGATGTCCATTTTTTATTTCTCCTCCCTATCTTCTTTATCGCACTCCTCGTAGACCTTTCTTTCAAAGTCCCTTCTTGCAATTTCAGCGTGGTCTTCTTCCATCTCAAAAATTGCCTTGAAGTTAGAAAACAAATTATCCAGCAGAAATTCCATATCAGATATGTTGCTGTATTCTGTATGAGGAGCAGGCACCTTTTTCATTTCCTTGCTTGCGATATACAGAGCTTGTGCGACGATATAATTTCCTCTTGCCGTATTGATAAAATCATTGGCCTTTGCCAGGTTTTTCATGTGTCCTTCCCTAAAATCTTTGAAGTTGAAATTTGTTTTCACTCATCTTTTTCTTCATCCACTTTTGTCTTTTGGCAATTTCATCAATGACTTGTTCGCTGTAGGCACGCTTGATTTGGTTAGAAAGGTTGGCCAGTTCTTTTGCATCAACATAACGGCTTGAAATTTTGTTATCGAAAAAGTTAATGTTGAATATGGATTTGTTATTCTCAAATCTAACATTTTCTTCAGTCCACTCAATTCTCTTGAATCCAATTTTTTCCAATACCTTCTTGAGTAAATCAATATTGCCTACTTTAAATTCTACACTTACTGTTCTGACTTCGTGGCAGGGCATATATCTTTCCTCCTTTTGATAAAATCCATAATTTCCTTATCACTGTATCTGCTGCTTATCTTACGCAGCAGATACGCAAATCTTATCCATCTCCCTGTCAAAATAATTTGACGTTTTCTCTTTGCTTCTCCCACAACACCTCCTAAAAATCAATAGCTCTTTTTAAAGGAATGTCAGGCAATGCCTTGATTTCAGCGCCTAAAGCTGCTATTTCTTTTCCAAACTTGGCTTTCAAATCTTCTGAACTTCTGAGATCATTGGCATCGATCCCCAAAACCTGAGCCTTTATTTTCTTAATGGCTTCCTTCATATCATCTCGGTCAATGAAGTCAGAATACACATCATCAATCTGAGCCAAGAAAGCATTAAGGCTGTTAAACGTTCTCTGATTGGGCTTGCCATCGGTACACTGTTTTTTCAATCGCCCTGTTACTTCCAACAGGGATTGATAAATGGTGCCAAGAACTTCTTGTTTCATCTCGTTAATGGTATCTTTGAATTTTTTCATTTCCAATTTATACATTTCTGGCGTAATGAACTTACCATTTTTATCGGGAGCAGTGATTTTGATAAACTGATATTGGAAATAAAATCTTTGTTGAAATCGATCTTTGGTTAAGTACTTATGTTTAGCTCTCTCAAAGTAGTCTGGATACTTTTCCGAAAAGATTTGAATGGCAACATCGTAATTCTCTACGGCTTTAGCAATTAATTCCCGTCTGCCAATTTTTCTCTGTTCCAGAAGCTCAATAATCTTTTCAATGTAACCAGACGTGATAAAATAAACCCCATCAATAGGAAATGGCACAGATCTTCTTTTTACTTCCCATCGAGTTTCATTATCAAAAGAACCAATTTCTCGAAGCAGGTCTTTGAAACTTTTGTCAAAAAGATCATGTACTCCTCTTACAATCTCCTGAGGAAGATCCTTGAGTTGATCGACAGACAGTTTCATTCTGCCTTCATAGCCACCCATTTTCAAATGAATTAACATCCCTTGATCAAAAATATTGTTTTCGTTTATCATAGTCTTTCTCCTTTTTTTATTGAATTACATTTCTAATTTACGCCCACCCATTGTCTGATTGACAACTACTTTCCTGGATGCAGGAACTGTTCTGCCTTCTTTCCAACTACGCAGATAATCAATCTCTCTGCTCATAGTTTTGGAAACAGGCACAATCAATTCGTCAGCATCATTTGCATTTTTGCCTTTATCCATTTTCTTCCTGGCTAATTTACACCATGCTTTGATTTCAGCACCTGTCCATCCCACCATGTCATAAGGTTGTGCAACAACTCCATACACCTCTTGATAATGCTTTAAAATTGCCATTTGCTCTGCCTTAGCAGGGAGATCAACAAAAATGGGGGCCGTGTCCCATCTCTCTGCCCTTACATAAGCTGCAGGCAATTTCTCGATGTCATTACAACTGGCAACAAAGTAAATTCCCTTTGGTCTGGCATCAGAAAGAAATTTCAGAAATTGAGCGTTAGAGCGATCAGTGGTGCCGCCATCATTAGCTCCACCACGACCACCTGCACCAGATGTTCCCGCTAAGCCTTTTTCAATTTCATCAACAAATACAATGATGGGTGATGCAGGATTAGCGTTAGCCGTAATGACATCCAGCGCTCGTTTCATTGCTTTTTCAGCCTGACCTACCAAACCGTCGCCCATTAACTGAGCAAATTCTAATTCGATGATTAACCGATTATAGTGACCAGCCAAGCTTTGGCAGAAATGTGTCTTTCCAACACCGGCAGGACCAAGCAACATAATGCCTTTGGCTTCAGGGTCATCAATCCATTCATCAACAATTTCTTTGGCCACTTCGTAACCTTTAAGGTCGTCTAATTTTTTATCATAGGTTCCAATTGTGAGTCCAGGCGTGGAGTTAATTTCTTCTGCTCTGAGTTCTTCAACCGTTACTGGATTGAACACTCCTTTGTTTTTAACGATACTATAACTAAACACTTTCACAATTTCAGATTTGGTTAATCCCCGTGCTCCTGCAATGATACGAGCCTTTTCTTTATCTGTGGGCATGATAAACTTAGGATTTTCTTTGGCAGAATCCACGATAAATTCATAAATGTTTTCAATCTCAATTTCATCGGGCAAATCAAAATGAATGTTAGCAAAATCCCGTCTTAGTACTTCAGGAATCGCCTTATCAAAAGAGGCATTGCCAACCATGATAAAGATCTTACGAAATTCAGTACTGGTGAACTTTGCAGCCCGATTTAACAGCCAGCTGGTTTTGGCCTTGTCGCAATTACCGTAATCATCAATCAAGAACCAATTAAAATTTTTGGCAATCACCACTGTTCCAGCCTTGACAGAATCATAACCGCCCTGAATATTTTCAAGCATTGTCAACATATCATCCGGGCTGTTATAGATACTTTCTCCAGCTGGATTGATAGATTCAAAATCCCAGACAGACACTTCATATTGAAGTCCATTTTTGCTCTCTGCAAAATGATCTGTTAAACCTTTTGCAATATCAGCCACAGTCTTGTTGATTTCTTGTGATTCACCATAGAAATAACAATATCCAGACTTGATTCCAAAAATCAATTCTTCAATTCCTTTCATGGGCTCCTCCCTTGATTAATTCTCCCAAACTCCTGGAGGTTTGATATTTTTACTTATAACTGATCGAAATACTTCTTCATCAAGAGGTTTAAACTTTTCTTGCACCAAACGATCAATCTTGGCATTCAGCTCTGCTGGAGACAAATCACGAATAAAATCTTTGTGCTGGTCACAAACATCTATCATTAATTCTTGTGCTCCATTCGCGTTCCATGTTTTGTAAATGGCCAAATTCATTTCGCCTGACACCAAACAAATATCACAAAACCTTAATCCTGTTTTAATCTTCATTTTATCCTCCTCCTCTCTCGCTTCAATTCGTCCCACATTACTTTCAATGTCCACCCTGTAATAACACCAACAAAAAATGTTGAGAATGTTAGAAAGTACAGTTCCATTATTTGTCCTCCTTCCTTACTTTTTGAAAATTAGGATATTTTTTCAAAATTTCTAAAACAGCCTCTTTAGCCTCTTTTAATGTTTCAAAAGTCAATATAAGTTTCCTCCATTTCCAGACAGGATCAAGGGAATGATCGGCAACATATACGGTCAGAGCAGCATGGTTTCCTGTCTTTGCTTTTTGATAGTGGTAATTATCTTCACATTGAATCATTGCCGCCATAGAGCCATCTTCGTATTCTGCTGTTGGCCAGCTTCTTTTGTGAAAAGAAGCATAACGACCCGTTTCTTCTTCTGAAACTTTCCATTTTATTTTCATTTCCAGTTCCTCCCTTTATGTTATGTCATAGGGTGAATAAGATTCTTGAGTTCTTGTTTACGCTTACGCCTTTGTTCTCTTCTCCGTTGATTTTTGATTATTCTCTTCTCATCTTTAGTAAGAGGTAATTTAATGGGCTCTTCATCACGCCATAACTCTCTCCAGTTGATAGATTCGGTAGATCGATTATAAGCATAATCATCTTCTAAAAAGATACTCCGTTTGACCGCTCTGTCTGCCACCCTGAGCAAATTGCTCCAAATGGACAAATAGGTATTTGCTCGTTTCTTATCAATCAATCCTACCTCATGCTTGAAATTCTCATAATCAATATTTTTGGCTGTTTGTGCAAGATAATCTGCCCACTCGCTCTTCAATAGTCTGATGCGATATTCATAATCTGTTCCTGCATCTACTATGATTGGCATTTCTTTCACAATCTCTTTGAGCAGGTTTTCTAAATCAATTTTGGCTCGTGCCCTAATGGTTATCATATCCTGTCCTTTATCAACAGGTTTCTCAACCGCACTAAAAAATCCATCTTTGGTAAATACCCACATATTTTTATGCTCCTTTCTTCTAATCTAATCCTCTCATGGAAGCCCTTCGTAAAGGGCAACCATCAGAGTATTAGCTCCAGCAAGTTTTTCTGATTAATTTCTCAACCCTATTCCGTCTCATTCCCTCTTTGAAAATGCCTGTGAAATAAACTCTCTCAGCATCTGCTTTGTCAATTTCAGTGAATTGAACAATCCGGTCAATGATTTCCTCTTTGGTCATTGTCTCTTTTGCTGTTTTCATTGTATGTCTCCTTTCTTGAGAAGATCAAACTTGGAATTTTTTCAAAATAGTTAATGCTCTTCCGTGACATTTTCTTCCCTTATTATATAAGGTGTGAAATTTCTCTGCGGCATATTGAGATGCCAGATTGTAAGTATAATGTTTTGCCTTCTTTTGATTGACAATATAAAGTTCAATCTCAATCATCCCGTCGCTTTCTTTTTTTGTGGATTTATGAATCAAATACATTGTCATTCCTCCTTTTTTAAAATTGATAACTTATATGATGCTTCCACTCAACGAATTGGGTGGAAGGACGTATCTGTTATCTTATTCAGGAGCTTCATCCTGATAATTCGCATCGTGGCCTGCCATCTTGATGCGAAATTGGGCTCTCCGGTGAAACTGGTCATCCGTGCCTCCCATCTTTTAAGGCTTTGTCCCGTGCCCCTAATCCGTCCCGGATGCTTCGGCTACTTCAGTTCACCCTCGAACTTTTTTGCCTCTGCCCGTCTTTCGTTCCAGAAAATCTCTGCCTTCACTTGGCCCCTTCCTGGTTTGTCAATGAACTCTTTAACTGAAGTATAAAGGATTCTTTCGACAACACAAGCTTTTTTTTTAAAGTTTTTTTAAAAATCTTAGTAGTCTAATACAATCAAATAGTTAAAAACCAAGATTTTTTAAACATTTTTTAAATGAATCTGGCATTTTTTGCCAAAACCGTGCTCCTATGAAGAACCTTTTGATATTCAAGAAGATTTTTGAAATATTTTGAAATGACAAAAACAGAGATACAATGACATTACAAATCAAGATTAAAACAGAGGATATCCATTAATAAAAACAAGCCATTTCTCCGCTCAGAAATGGATGACATCAATAACTTAAATTAAAAATGACAAAGTATATACATTCTCCCTTTCTGCTGTGAAATCAACAAATAAAAAGGCGCTGCGGGAAAAGGAGAAAAACCACAGCGCCTTCAGCGACAGGCCGAGGAAGAGGCCTGGGGATTTATTCGGAAGGATACGGAGTATAGTTGACTGTTATATCCTGCCTCTCGGTTCCAAGCAATAATGTGCCAGCCGACCAAGTTAAAGTTGCTCCACTACCTGTCACAATGATGGCATTCCCAATCGTTCCAAATTCAATCGCTGTCACAATAATGTCGGCAGCTGTGGCATTGGTTGAGGTAACAGAAGAATGTGCCACCGTTCCATTATAATCAGTCATAGGATTCCCGGTGTAATTGATGGCATCGTTAAGATGATCCATTGCTTCAGCATAATCAGCTCCAATAATAACAAACCCCTCTGTGGCCAGACTTGCGGTCTGGAATTTGTATGTGGTGCCGTCAATGCTAACCGTTTCACCAGAAGCTGGTGTAACGCCAATAGCAATCAATGTCCCGGTTGCCTGTGTTCCTGATGTAAGGGAGGTGATATTTGCCCTTACCATCTCGACCATCTTATCAGTAACAAAGAAAAGACCATCATTGGTAACAGTTGCGGAACCGATTGAAGCAAATGTGCTGCCTGATATGCTTCCTTCTAATTCCACCACCAATGTGGTAACTGTTCCTGTTCCGGCTGTCAGGATTTCAACTCCATGTTTTGACTGTGGGCTGGTAGTCTTAATGTGGATCCCTGCTCCTGTTGCTTTTACTGAATCAAGTAATGTCTTCATGCCTGTCCCTCCTGATTTCCTGTCGTATTTTTATTTTTTTCAGTCATAGATTGCAAAACCTTGCCACCAATAACTGTGGTTACGATCCCAAGAAGTCCCAGAGGCATTTCCTCAAGGGACAAATTAAACTTCCAATCAGCATCAAATAAGCATGTCAGCGTCCACATCAGCATTATGTTGGTCAGGATCAATGTTCCCATCCACCGCATCCATGATGTAGTTGATTCCTGTGCATGCATATCAATAATGAAACCGACCCATGTACCACGTTTTCGTTTCTCGACAAATGCCATATCAACACCTCCTATGGGCAAGGGAATAAGGCAGCCGAATTGACAAACTCTGCCAATCCCTTCTTGTCCACGCCACCCATCCACCTAAATTCAATGCCACACCGACGATCATTCACAGTTAGTTGCTTGTCTGATCGCACTTCATACTTTATATCTTCAATATGAACACAATGGCCAGTCATTAGTTTGGCTACACCCGATTCGATGTCTGCCTTGTCTCCATAGTAAATAAATGCGCAGCCTCCTTGACTAACATCGATGATTTGCAATTTTCTTTCACTATCTGTACCAACATTCAAGACCAAGTAAGCATGTCCGTGGGTATGATAGCGTTGTTGCTTCCTCTTATTCCACAATTTTTTTAATAGGCTCATAGCAAGTCACCGTTTCCTCCAATTTTAGGCAATAATCAACCACATTAAGATAATTCCGTTCCAAATCTTTAACGGTTGTAGGTGCCGACAGGGTTGGTCTTATCGGTGGTGGGCAATACCTTTGCACCGGCTGAACCATTTCTGTCTTGCAAAGATACTGGCAACAACCTTGTGTTAAAATAACCAGTAATATCCCGAGCAACAGTTCTTTCCTCATCTGTCAAGTCCTTTGGTTTCAGCTTATTGATTGATTCCTGGATAGTTGCCGTCATTTTCTCTATCTTCTGCATCCGAGCCTGTGCTTGTCTCGCTGCTTCCAAATTGGCCTCTAATGCCTTGATGATAGCTCGTTGCTCATTGACCGCAGTATTCAGCCTGTCATTCTCTCCTGTAAGCTCTGCCACTGTAGTTCTTTGCCATAAATAAAAACCACTCAGGGTGATGAGGCAAGCGGCAAGCGCCACAAGGATCATATTTTTTGGTTGAAGCAGCCATGTCCACATATTTCACCTCAATTCCCGCAAACATCTTTTTGCAATAATTCGTCCCAGCCCAGCATCATCTTGTTTGGGCAACAGATATTGTACCAAGCGATATAATGACCAGTAGGGCATTTGTGGCATTTACCGTCTGACAGATATTGATAACCTGTGGGACAGCAAGCATCATCTTTGAATATGATGTTTGATCCAGCAGGGCAGCATATCTTTGCCACATTAGTCTTGTTATAGCCTGATGGACATCGTGTTTGCGTTGCTGTAAGGACAACCTTCTCCAAACCAAAAGCAGGGACAGTTATCAGCAATGCCAATACTACAATGACCAGCTTCACTTGGACAACTCCTTCAACTTGGCAGTTAATTCCGTGATCTTTAATTGATTGTTCTTCCAAATAAAGAATGCAACCACCAATCCGGCAGCAAACCCCACAATAAAACCAATAACTGAACTCATCACAAACCTCCTAACCTATTTTCTGGACATGGGGCATATCCTTCTTAACCCAAGAACCTCCCCACTCAAGACCACATTCCATTGCAATTTCCCCAAACTCTTCCCAATCTGGAATGTCATTGTCATCAATATCGGCCTTTATATCACTGACATACCTGCCATCCCATTCTATATAATAGTCAACCGCTCTTCTTGCTGTATGGTCCGACACTTTTCTCCATGTTACAGGTCGTTCATTTTCCTTTGCTGTTATTGGAGCAAGACCCACAGCTTTATAGGCTTCATTCACAATATGGAGCGGATACCTGCCTCTTTTATGAAGAGCATCCTGTTCGGCCTGAGACCGATAAGTGCAACACCGTTTGAACCAAGTCAGTCCTTCGTCTTCCAGCTTTTGTTCAAAGTCAATAATCTCCTGCTGAAAATCTGGTTCCAAATCTTCAATTTTTCTACTTGGCATCGCTTGTCTCCAATTTCTTGTAGTAAAGGCAGTGCTCATTGGTTTCTCGCTTTTCAGGACACTTGTCGAGTATGCACCTATCCTGTGTCAAGGAGCAATAATGGTCTGTATCGTAGAATATTCTTATCATGATCAAGCACCCACTCTGCCTTGCCAATCTCGTTTTAACCGCTCTTCAAGGTTCTGAATATCTTTTTTCACTTCATTTTCTCTTTTATCACAATGATCCCATGTGACTTTCTTGTGCATGTCCTCACCAATTTCATCAAGTTTATTTTTGATAGCGCACTGGGTGTCGGTGTATCGCCTTCTCCATTCATCTAATGATCTTTCTTTCTCCTTCATATTTTCAGCAAGTAAATTAGCAATCTGGATATCTTTCTCGTCTCTTGTCTTAAACTGACGACCTATAAAAAAGACAACCAACGCAGACGTAAGGGCTGTGATTAAAGGAGCAACAATCAAATTCCATGTGAATGCAGGATTCTCGGATGTTCCTACGGGAGCACTTGGATTAACACCGGCAAACACAGCAAAAGCGAGCAAGAGTATGAACGGAATGAGTATGTAAATAATCATTTTGTCTCCTTAATCATAGGCGTCACCTTTAGGTTATTTGATTTTGTGTCGACACTCCCTCCATATCTAACCTGTGTCGTCCTTTCAAATAACAAGCGGCATAATCGGTGTCCCTTCCAGTAAGATACATCGCCACAATCCCAGACGCCTCGTTTACCGTATATGTCTGAGTGCCTGCTCCAAATTGATCTCCTCCTTTAGTAACAAAACCGCTCCCTCCTGATGTGTTGACATGCAAGTTTCCAGCAGCGCCGGAGTTATTGTAGTACGTTCCGGCTATATCTGACGCTTCAACAAGCAGATACTTTCCTGTAAATGTTTGCTTACTACCTTGCACCACTGTACCAAGAGAGACATAGTTTCGTGATGTCCATGATGCTGCGCTGCCATAAAAAGTCCCCACTTTAACCACAGTTGCTGTGCGGTAAAAATACATCTCTATGGTATGAACAAAACCGCTGAGATTTGCTGGGTTAGTTCTATCCAAAAGGGTGGTTCCATAAGACCAAGAATATCCATATGCACTTGCTGGTGAACCAATATCTATATTATCTGACATATTACTCTCCCTGATTTCTATAGGAGAGGGGTTGTGCAATAAATAGTCTACTGCGTCCCTTCCTAAGATAACACGCATGAACAGGCAATTCCACGCCAGTCGCATATAAAGCCATGCAGTATCCGGCATTTACTGAATATGTTTGTTCTCCTGCATCAAATTGGTCGCCAGATTTGTAATAATTATTATTTACATTGTTTGCGTAAATATTTCCTGCAGAGCCGTAAATTCCTACATAATCATTTATATCGCAGCCGACAACCTTTCCCGAAAAAGTCTGTTTACTGCCTGTATTAACAGTTCCTAATGTCGTCTGCTCCCTTCTTGTAAAAACATCGGTATCATTCTGATAGAACACTCCAACCTTGACATTTGACCCTGTGGAGTACATATAAATCTCAAATGTATCCACATTACCTGCTAAATTTGCAGGACCAACATAATTTATTCTTGTGCTTGTTATTGCGGGAATATATCCATATACTGCTGCGGGATACCCTATTGTAATGGTCATAGCCTAATCCTTTATGTTACATTTTAGCTTTTTCATTGTATTTACCTTAACAAAATCTATGGTAAGGATTTCATTAATCCTCTTTTGACTCAGATTCCTTCTATCCTCATCATGCGGATGGAACATTCTGTGTTTATTCAAAGGTTTACTAAGATCCTCATCAATCCAATGCTTATATTTCTCCTGCAAAACATACTCACCCATTACCAGAATTTCCTCATCACTACATTGGTTATAATCGAACTGAACAAAATGACAACAAAATGGGTTGTGCTGTTTTTTGTGAGGTAGACTTTCTACCCAAGATGCAAAATTGCCTGGGTCTCCTGTGTAATCTTCTTCAGGAAAAATAGGAACATCTATGTAATGCTCATGGTGTCGTGCATCACTTGGATCAAGATATAAATCATATCTGACTTCTACTGTTCCTTTAAACTCACCACACCCTGTCTTTTCAATCTTAAAAAACATAAATACCTCTCATCTTCTTTAATCTGTAATAGCATTAACAAATCCTATCAAAGTCACTACATTTGCGCTTCCAGCAAACGCCTTCACCACCATGCCATTCTGCAATAAAAGCCCTGGCACCACAGGCACAAGACCAGACTTAAACGGAATAGTCACAACGATATTTTGGTCAGGAACGGATGCCCCACCAAACTCAATGGTTAGGGCAACATCAGAAGTATGTCCGTTGTAGGCCCACAGCCATATCTCGTCGTATGTGCCATCCGTCGTTCCTGCCACTGCTGTGTGAATCGTATCTCCTGCCGTGGCGGTCTGTGTGATCTTAATTGCTTTACCGTCTGTGCTACCTGATAGTTTTCTTTTAACTGCTGATGAGCTTGCCATTTTAACCTCCTTTTATTCTTTCCACGAACCACCAACCAAAACATTGATGGTTTGAACATCTTTCCACACACCACTTTTCAATATTTGTGCTGAGCTTACCAACTTCCAACTTCCTGATACCAATAATTGAAATGCTACTGTCCTTAATGCTATATCATCACTTGTCAAGGCATCGATCGCATTATCAATGACAAGAATATAAGCTTGGACAACAGCAATGCTGTCTGAATTTAGCGGATGGTCCGCATCATCAATCACTAATGTTTGAAGCCATGATACAATTGCTCCAAAATCAGTCAATGAATGGGCAGTATTATTCACTCCAAGCGAATAATCTTGTACCAGATTAGGGATGGTTGAGCTTAATGCATGAACAGAATTGTGGGTGCTGATGGATCCAAGTAACAAATCCAAATTATCAGAACTTAATGCATGAACGGAAGAAGCTACAGTTAAGGACTCTCCTGCCTCTCCTTCCCACATCATTTCATCAAGATTGATGAAATCTAATAATTCAAAATCATTGAATATATTAGCCATTGCAAGTCCTTATGTGGGATCACCAATTGTTATTGTCCATGCCGGAATTGTCACCGTATTGCCTGCTGTCAACACTTGCTCGGTGCAAGTGGTTACATAAAGCAACCGATCATCCACATCACAAAGACACACATAATCCGCTGAAGCCGTTGCGGTAACATTGAGGGCTGCCTGCTCTCCAATTGTTACTTTTCTGCCACCACCAACGTCATCAGCAATTACAAAATCATTGGTATCCAACGCCGAATCAATAGCAATCATGTAAGTGGTTCCTGTTGTCGCTTCTCCATAGGTTGCAGGCTGAGTTGGACCACAAACGCTGATTTGTGTGGCATTGTTTTTAATAACCAACAATGCACCATCTAAAACATCATCATGTACTGCTTTTGGCATCTTCCTTTACCTCCTTTTTATCTTTGGGTTTCCAAGTCATTTTGAAAATCTTTGTCACATCAATAAAACCATTCTGAACCTCTAAAACAGTATTTTTCTTTTCTTCTTCCATTCCCGGCCTCCTTTATGGTGTGTATTTAAAATAAATTGCACCATCAGGAACCCCAGTTGCAGAAGGTGCTGTTGCTGTTGTTCCTGATAGAATATATGGTGAAGATTTCAATACCCATCTCTTATCTCCAGCATTTGTGTCTGGTGCAATAATGTTTGGGAGATCCTCAGCACCAGCTAAATCATCATCAAGAATATAAAGATAATAATAACCAGCATCAGTCAGAACAATAGCGGCATCTCCATCCTGCAGAGGATTTGTGTCTCCTCTATCATCACCATCAATAACATCAACAGATCCACCAGCCCCACCTGATGTTGTCGTTCTAAAAAATACCATTCGATCAGCCATGGTTATTCTCCCTTTTCTCTTTCTTCTTTAAGACTGCCTTCAATTTCTTCCTTTTCCAGCTTTTCATGTTCAACCAAAGTCTCCTCTATCTTTTGCAACTTCCTTTCTGCTAATATTTTCTGTTCCAAAAGTTGCTTCCTTGAAAGACTGGTTAAATCTGGCAATTCATAGACCTTTTCTTTGGCTGGTTCTACTTCTTGTTGAGGTTCAATTATTTCCTCATACTCAATGGTGGGAAGTTCTGATTTACCTTTGTCGCTACGGAGAACATGAGGAGCGTGGATCTCTACAGCATCCCTCAAAATAGTCCAACCTTTTGATTGTATCTGTTCTGATGTCAAATTATTATCTTCCAAAATGCCAGAAATTGTTTTATTGCCAACTTTCATTGATATATTATACATAACATACTCCTTTATGCAGGTGTCCATGTTGAAAGTAAAAATCTTCTGAAGAGCCGTATCTTGGCACTTGCTGTTTGCGTCGTGCCAGAGTAGACAGAATTTGTTACTGGATTGTAGGTATAAGCGAAAGGACCATTGCTGGTAGAACTCCAATAACTGTCGTTTGTAGATCCCTCTCCGCCAGGTATGGATGCTCGTATAGTATAATATCTACCAAATTCATATATCCCTGGAACATACCAATCTGAAAATCCACCAAGAACAGCCGCATTTTGCGCTGTCACATATTGTCCCAATGGAGAAATTGCACCAAGGGCTTCTAACAATGCCGTTACAGGCTGTCCATAATAATGTTTTTGTACGACTGTTTGTGTCGGATTACACCAGACAACCCCAGCACTTTCACTGCTTACAGGAGCTAATATCAATCCATATTTTCTATGACTACCAGGAGATTGGTTTTCTATTGTATAATCATACCAGCCCATGTATATTCCACCAGAACCAAGAGCACCAAGGGCAATATTATGCTCGCTGTGGATTGCTTCCAAAGATGGGGTTGTGATAGAAATTGTTGTGGTTAATTGTGCCCCATTGACCACCTCAGTAGGTACACCAAGAACATCACGGCTCAATAAAATATAATGATTGCCGAACTCTCGATAAGTAATCCCCACCTCGTTGACAGTAATTGATGCTCCTGAATTGTTATTGAAAACTCTTTTGTGTAAAATGTTTTGTGTGTAATCAGGATCACCAGAATATGTTACAACAGGAGCAATCTGTGCTTGGTAATATAGACAGTCAGTTGTATTGCCATGTTGAATATCTGTTTCTAATTTATAATCTTCTAAATGAAAAGCTGCTGTTCCTGTTCCAATAACAATTCCAAAACTCAAATTGTTTGCATTATTATAAAATCCGTAGGCAGCAGCAGTTCCCCACCTTGCGAATTGGTTTGCTACATAAATCACTCCAGATGTATCTCTTGCATATAAATTGCTATCCACCAGAGCATCAAGCATAAATGATTGGTAAAAATGGTATGCATTGGTTGTCCAGCTATGGCCTTCTTCATATCTATCACTTATTATTTGGCCATCCTTTTCAACCGTCATCCTTATATGCAATTTTGGCATTTCAAAATCTGTTTTTAATTTATACCTCATTTTCGTCTCCTTTGTCAGCTTTCAACCAGTTCAAGATTATCGGATACCAATGAATGATTTGAGCCACCAATTATTAAAAGAATCGGTTGTACAATAACATTATCTGATACTAATGAATGTGTAGAATCCATTCCTAACACTGCATTTGATACTACAGGACCATCAGCACTATGTGCATGTGAACAGGAATCGGCATCAATGTAATAATCATTACTTTTATAAAGTGTAAATACGCCTTGTCCATCATCAGTTGTATCAATAGTTGATCCTAAAATAGTCAATGTAATGTTGAATGTATCGATTGCAGCATTTTCTGCATAATACACTTGATCAGGACTCAACGGAGAAGGCAACATATCCAGTGCATCGGCTGTTCCTGCATGGAAAAGAACTCTGTGATTATTAGGCAGCCCATGACCAGCAAAAGTTATCACGGTGGGCTCGGCACTTGAGATGGTGCAGGTGCCCAGTTTCAAATACAGATACTGCAATCCTCTCGGATATTCAAATGTAGGCAAATCAAAAGTGGTTAATTCCAAAAGATCTGTCGATACAGGTATTGCATCTATTGTTGCCATCGTAACACTATCAAGCGAAGGTAATTCCAATGTCTCCAATTCCAAATAACCAGACCAAGGAGGTGACCAATCATCTGTGGCAGGTGTTGCATAAACCAAATCGGCACCAAGACCTTCAATATTCAATGCACATTCTGCCATGTTGAGATATGGAATTGATATTTCAAAATCTCTGTAGAATCCATATATGATTGTAGTTGAATACAAATCACTAACAATCCAAACCAACGGGATCGATCTATATTTCTCCAGCAGCCGCATAACGCCAGAGTGGGCTGATGTTTCCATTGTAAAGTTGCAATCAATCCTTTTTGAAAATGATCTTTCCAATATTGAGAAGTTGCCCCATTCATCTGCTTGTTTTATAGAATAATCCGTAAGACCAACACCAACACCATATTTTGTCCTGCCCAAATATTGTTCCATGCCAAATACAATTTCACCAATGGATATTGTGGCTGCTGTTGAATTTCGCAATATCACCTGAACAGTTGCATTTGGGTATGAAGGCAAATCCTGAAATAGCAAATTGTTAAATGCTGTTGTTGTTGGGACATTTGTTTCATAATGAACAGCTTCGCCCAAATCCTCCATAACAACCGTTACAGAAGTGACATCAGAGTTCATTATGGCAACGGAGTCAATCTCACCAGGCAAAACTGTTACCTGCATCGTTGTGTATGAAAAGGTTGCCCAAGTGGTTCCGGCTTCCCATAAACTGGCAGCTTCCCAAGCACAACCGGGATTATTGTTGGCAACCTCACATCGTTCAGGCGCAACAATCATATCAAACAGTTTCCATCTGTTTGTTGCTCCGATTAACATCCACCAAGGAGGAGTTCCAACAAGATTATCAGGAGGATAGTAATTGAGATTTGAAGGCGTGTGCCAAACAGCCTCATATACATTGTGGACACCAGGATCTGTGACGGCAACCCTTTGTCCAGTAATATATTCCACAGTTGAATCCCACTCTGGAATGTTGGGATCATCCTCTGGAGCATCACAGGAAATCAAAAGATCATCTGTGATATATGATGGCAGAATTATTTGCATTAAACAAGACCCTCAATCTCCAATGTGCATACGCTATATTTCAAATAAGCAATCTCAATACTAAAATCTTTATAAAAACCATAAACGATCATACTGGCATAGTCTTCATGGCCAATCCACACCACAGGCTGCGCTCGGTAAGAGGCAAGAACATTATAAACAGCATCCAACTGTGTATTTAAGATATTGGTGGCGCATGAAAGCCTTTTCGAATATGCTCTTTCCAACACTGTATAATTTCCAAAATCATCAACCTCTTTGATGCTATAATCAGTAATACCAACCGATGGTATATACTTTGTGTTGCCCAAAGATTCCTTCTGCCCAACAATGATTTCTCCTATTTTAACAGAATCACCCGTTGCTGGAATAGACAATTCAATCACAATGTGTGGTGTCAAATATGTCAAAGGAAAATCTGTATAGGCAACATCAGAAACGAGCATTCCATCAACCTTTGTTGTTTCTGTCCAAATAATAGGATCCCCTGCACCACCAACATCTGTCATTGTAACTGTAGTTGTTCCTGCCTCAATATTCAAAAGAGCAACACTGTCAATTGGTCCTGGATCTAATTCATATGTGATGGCTGATGTTAATGTTGCCTGTGAACCAACAACAGCATCAAATACCTTCCAACGATCCGTATATCCATCATCTGACCACCATGCCTCGTTGCCAGCTCCACCTGGGGTGTAGCCAACATTGCCATTTTGTAATGAGATATACCTTTTATGATCAGCCACAACAATAACAAGAGCATTTACAGTATAAGTCACACCAGCATTCCACTCGCCTCTGTAATTGACGTCAGCTAATTCGTCCACACTGGGCTCTGTGATAGTTGAATCATGAAACTCAACATCCGTTATCGTGATTGGTGGTATCAATTTCATGTATAAGTCCTTTCGGCAGGTAGACCGTCAACATCCCACCGCTCTGCCACCTTTGCCGACTTGTTTGTATTCTTTGCTATGGCATAATTGGCTGCTGCTAAATCTGATCTTAATGTCTTCAACTCCACTTTGACTGCCCTCAATTCAGAAACAACCTCAGTATTATCAAGCATCTTTTTGCTTTGAGCATTACTGTATATTGTGCTTGCAGGGGTAAATTCCAATTCAGGACCGCCTTCACCAACAACACGCCAGCCACCTGTGTGGCTTCCGCCTGCTTGATGGCCTTGAACGGTAGTTGTTGTGCCTGTTGTGGCTGGTGTTTTAACCAATCCAGCAGCTATATTGGCAAGAATTTGATTCATTTCATTGGTAGCATCAATAATGGCCTGTGTCAAATCGATAGTCTGGGTTATACCTGTGACTGTAGCCAATAATATTGATTGTCCTGTCTCGGTCAGATCAACTTCTGTCTTTTGCAAACCAGCCGTTAGGATCTGATACAGTAACGACCTTGATGATTGTTCATAGGAATTTTTATGTGCTTTCTTATTAAATTCCATTTCGTCTTTGGAAATCATTTTTAATTGTTGTCTCAGCAATGCATATACAGATTCTTCCTCGTCGGATGGTCTGGTGTTCTCCTCGATCTTATTCAGTTCTTCTATAATGGCAGCCGTATCAAAAATGCTCTTTGTATCATCGTTGCTGAATATCCTGCTTGCGCCTGTGTATTCAAGCTCAGGTCCTTTTTCTCCGACAACACGCCAGCCACCTGTGTGGACTCCGCCTTCGGCATAACCTTTGACTGATTGCACGGCTTTGGTGATATCAAATCCACCAGCAAACATTGCTTGAAACCATTTTAGCCAATCACCAGGCATCAATAAACTTGCAGCCCACGCCTGGCCAGATTTAAGGAATGCTCTTAACGATTCTGGTATTGCAATTTCAGGTGCATATGCCGCTGCTGTTGGGTTTGTATATGGAGTTCCTGTCGTAACAGTTCCTCCTGTGGTGGTTGTTCCACCTGTGGTGGCGGTGCTATTTGGGAATGTATAATTTCCAACAGATACAGTTGTTGCCTGTCCTGTTATTGCTCTGTGAATAGATTCCAATATCTGAATCTCTTGCTCTGTAAGATTGACCATTTGGTCTTCATATGAGATTTCTCCACCGGCAGCAGCCTCAAGCTCTGCAAGGAGATTATAAGTCTTCCAATAATCCCTTTCATAACTCATCTTGTCTGCATATGTATTTGTGGAAATACTTGATACCGTATCAAGAGCCTTGTCAACAATCTCGCTGTCACCCCAAGAGAAATCACCGCTCCATGACATGACCAATGCTGTCTTTACTGTGTCTGTGGCTCTTTTGAAGGTCATTCTTTGCTCATCAATAGACCTATTAGCCAATTGCATACTTTCTCTGGCATCTTTGACTTTGTCAATCAGATTATCCAGATAGCTGTAAAGCTGATCAGCCGCTTCCGACATTTGCAGCAAGGCCACATATGTTTCTCTTCCTGATTTAGTCATTAAATCCTGTGCTTCAACAAGGTCTCTCCACCCATCTCGAGCTTTGGGCACTTGCAAGTTATAATCAGCGAGATTCTCTGTCAATATTTTCTGCGTCTTGACAAATTTTTCTCCTTCATCAAAGAAGGCATCATAGTAAGTTTCTGCTGCCTCTGTCAATTTATCAAGACCACCAGCAAGCTCAATCATTTCCTCTGTCATGGCAATGATTTCAGCTTTTGTCAATTTCCAAGTAACGACCCATTTGCCCAATGCTGCATCAAAATATGTTGTTACCGTTGCTGCTTGTTCCATACTTAGAAAAACAGCCATGTTTCCTTCCATCACTACCCTGCCAAACTCAGCAAATTTTTGGTTTGTCATGCCAAGAACAGATTGAACAACTACCATGTCAGTCACGACTCTTGTTGCAGTTTCCAATAGCCCTTCATTGACTTTTTGATATTGCCTCAATATGTGGCCAAACAAAGCATCAACAGCCCTGTCTCCCATTGCAGAGAACTCTTCTTTGAGCTTCTTATTTATTTCCTCTCCAGACAGCCCTTTCAATTCTACATGAAGTCCTGGCAGGACATAATTTAACGTCTTCTGCATATCAGTACCAAGCATCCTGGTCAGTTCTATCAGTGTGTTTCCAATATTTTCGTAAACTTTTGTAATCAAATCTTGTGTTTGAGCATCCACCGCCTGCCAATAAGTGACTTGCCACCTTTTGCTGCTGCTAAAAATACTACCTGATTTCTTATAGGCTTGGGTATCCCATATTGCTGCTGATACATCCTGGCCAGCTGCCAAATTTCCAACACTTGCTGCTCCAGTTTCCAATCCGCTCGAAACTGTTCCATAGGATTTTACTTTTCCTCCAAATAGAAAGTTAGTCACATTATTCACTAACTTGCTTTTGAATAACTGCGATATTGGGTCAGCCATAATAGAAAATGCCATTCCAAAGAAGCCTTCCATTGCTTTTTGGTTTTGTTTAAAGGCTGCTGTTGTGTATTCTCCGATGGTACCAGTTCCAGCAAATTCTCCATATCCACGAACCATTTGATTGACAAGACCCATAATATTGGTATTAAGCAGCTTCATTGAGCTATGGATCCCTTTTAATTCATGATATTGAAGATCATACATGTCCTCAAGGATCTCCCATGATTTCTCCAAAGATTCACTTGCAGTTCCTCTTTTTGCTCCAAGAACAGTGCTCTCAGGCTTGGCCATATATTCAGCCTGTTCCTTCTTGCGTGCAGAAATACTGCTTCCTCCACCTATTGATTTGCCTATTGTAGCCAATAATGCTCCCATCGCTGCCACCATTGCAGCTATACGAGCAAAAGCTGTGTAAGGATCGCCAAGACCTTGATTGGCGATCGCGGCAACAGCATTGGCAACAGCAACAGCCTGTTGTAATACTATCATTGCCTTCGCTGCATCTTGCATCATGGCATATTCTTTTGAATTTTCATCATACATTGAGCCGATCGCCTGGAATGCGGTGATCATGCTATTGATGCCAGCATTTACTTCAGCAGAATTTGCATCCCATACATCTTGTTTTGCCTTTCCTGTTTCTTGCAATGCCTTTGCTTCTGCAGCCGTTTGCTCCTGTAGTAATGTATTTTGACTCTTCATTGATTTTTCAGCAGCAGCATCTGCTTTTGCCAGCGCAGCTTTGGCATCTTTAGATGCTTTTGCAGCATCATCCCTGTCTTTCTGAGGTATATTATCACCCGCAAGAACTGCGGCATCCATCGCAGCTATAGCTGCATCAGCGGCATTTACAGCCTTTGCAGCGGCATCTGACGACGCATCTGCTGATTTTTTCGCTGCTGCTGCAATAGCCTCATAGGACGCTAAATGCATTTGCTTTTCTAATTCTATCCTCTGCATTTTCTTCTGGAATGCAACATCTTCATATCCCTTAATAGTTGCATAATACTCTTCCTCTTTTTTCAGCTTGTCATAATCCAATTTTTGTTGGGCTTGTCTCGTTTCTTCATTGACTCTATCAATAAGGGCTTGTCCTTCTTCCTGTCCAACTGCAGGAGGAACCTTCTTTACAGGAATTGGTTCTGATATTGGCTTGGGCTGCGGAACTGGTGTCGGTTCTGGTTTGCCTGTTAATTTAGCCTCAATTGCACGCAATGAATTTAGCTGGTCTATCTCAATTCCCAAGGATCGTTGATTGACATCAAGTATCTGACTATCAACAGATTTCGTCTCAGGTGCCTTTTCTCCACCTATGGTGCCTCCTTGCATCCATGCCTGAATCTGTTTGACCTTCTTTTCATTATCAAGAATCAGTTGCCTAATTTGCCGTTCATTCTCTGTTTCACCAAAACCAAGGGTAGATTTATCCATCTCTTTGAATTGTTCTTTGGCCTCAGCATTGACTTTGGCAACCATAGATGCTGTAAGTTTGGCAATCTGAACTTTTTCAGCGCCTGCCTTTCTATATTTCTCAACTTCTCCTTGAATCCGCACCAATTCCTGCTCATAAGCAGTTTTACCTATTGCCTGTGTTTCAAGATCGGTCTTACGAATCAGCTCAGTTATCTCAACTTGAAGGGCTTTTTTAATCTTTAAAATTTCCAAGGTTGCATATCTCTCAGTTTTGACACCGCTGATACCTTTTGCTTTGTATTTCTCTACTTCAAGATTGATCCGATGAATCTCTTTCTCAAAACCAACCTTACCAATCATCTGCAATTCTGCTTCGGATTTCGCGATTGCATTGTTTATATCTTCCAATGCTGCAGCATATGCCTGCGCAGCTTTTGCTGCACCTTGTTGTGCTTTAATTTTGTCGCTCATGTTTTTGATAAACTTTTTATGATTGGCCTCTGCACGAGCAATGGCTTTCTGATCAGCTTCACCAATGACTTTGTCAACTCCAGCAATATTTTGAGCAGACTTATTGGCAAGTTCTACTGAAGCACCGTAAAGATCTTCGCCAACCTTATATGCTGCATCAGCCAAGCCTTTTAATTCTGCTTCTACTTTTTTGTTGCCTCTGAATCCTGCCAATTTTGATTGTAAGTCATTAACACCTCCAACCAAATATGCAAATCCAGACGCAACTGTCAGCACACCTGCAGCAACAGCTTGGAAGACTCCGAACAGTTCTTGCAAAACCCATATCAATCCTTTGCCAATGTCTTCTTTTAATTGCTGCACCTGTGCTTGAAATTTTTGAAGATTTTCTGCAGTACTTAAAGCTAAAGGTCCCATTTTAGCCTGTTGCACAGCAGCTCTTGATAAAACAAGACCAAGCAAATCGATGTCTTCTATACCAGCTGCGATTGCTTTATTAACAAGAGCCAACTCCTCTTTTGCAATAAGACCATATCTTTTCAAAGATCTTGGCATATTTGTACTAATGGCATCTGTTATATTTTCATAAGCAGTTTTGATGTCTTCACCTGCTATTCTTGCCGAAGTACGGGCAACTTCCATGATCTTGACAATCTCATTGCCCTTCAACCCCATTACCATTCCTTTTACAGCTTTCTGCATAATGTCAGAGTTATCAACTGTTTCCTGTGACACTCGAGTCATTGCATCAACAATTTCGTTGGCATTCTCTTTTGCAGCAAAAGCAACAATTCTAAAAGATTCTTCTGCCTGCTGTGCCGATGCACCAAGCTTTGCATAACTAAATGCTTGATTTATAGCAATTCCAACAGCAAATGCAGTTCCAGCTAATGCCATCCAATTGGCTTTAATTCTGTTAAATCCGCTTGTGACTCTTTCTGCAAAACCAGGAGGAGCAAGAGTCGCGTGAAACTTTTCAATCTCCTTGCTGGACATACCAACAGATTGTGCAACCCGATTGATGGCGTCGCTGGCTTTATCCATACCCATCTTTTCTGTCATACGGGATTGTAGTTTGGCAATCTGCGCTTCTGTTAGCTTACTTGTAGCTCCAAGCTTCTCAAGATCTGTTGAAAGCTTCTTGGTTGCTGTTTGTGCCTCTTCAGTTGATATTTTTATCTTGATACCAGCCATTATCTTTTACCTTTCGGCTTTGATTTTGGTCTTTGCATCCTTACAACATTCTTTGGCAAATCACCCTCTTCTGATCTTGATCCACCATCTGGTCCTTTATAAAGCAGATAATCCAACTTCAATATCTTCTCAAAATCGTCAATGGTGGCATCATACAACTCGCATATTGCCATCATTGCCGTTGTTGGCAAAGGACCAGGACCGACCTGTGTTAGAGGTCGATCCCTGCCGTTTAATATGTTCCAAAGTCTCCATGCCAGCCAATTCCCTTGCAGCAAATCTGGTTTCTTACATTCCGTATCACATGGCGGATCATCATTGTAAACTCTGCGACAGCCCTCGCAATCCGCTATTTGCTTGTTTCCGTACCATGCTGCGCAGTCTTCAAGTTTTTTGCTTCTTTCTCCAGATCCGCCTGAACATTCTTGTAGAGGGCTTCTGCCTGCTCAATCACCTTGTCAATAAATTCAGGATTGCCAAGATAAACCAGTTCCTTGTTGGAATTGATGCAATTGATGGATTCTCCATTCTCGTCTTCAATCCCTTTCCAGTCAAGAATGGTGGCATAGATTTTCTGGAGTTTGAATTTATAAAAATCAATCTCCATAAATCGTTGGCCTTTATCCCACTCTGCTTTCTTGGCCTTTTCCAACAGGTCAGATGTTTCCTTTGGTGACATTGGATGCACCAAAAACTCTGCCTTCTCGTCAGGGTTTTCTCCCTCAACAATGATCCATTCCTCAATACGCTTCGTTCTCAGCTTCATTTTATCTCCTCCCGGATTTCTGTCCCGGTTGAAATATGGAGGGAAAGGGGAGCCGGGATCTACCCTGTTCGACTACGAGAGTCTATTCCCTCCAATCCCAATTAACAAATTACAATTTCACAGCTGTCTTCTCCATCAGTACCAATAGCCTTCATCGGAATGCTCAACTCAAGAGCTGGAGCATTGAATTCAACGGTTGGCACCTCAAGGAAAGCTCTCGGAAAATAAACGTCCATGATATAACCAGCTGTATCACCGAACTGGAAATGCATGCTGTTTTCGTCAGAGGCCATCCCATCCGCAAAATACTTGGCATCTGCCTTCTTGAAATACAGCTTGAGGGTGGAGGTGATTTCTCTCAAATCCTCAAGATAGTCCTCAGCATAATCTGTTCCAATTTCATCAGACAGATATTTCTTGGGTGCCCTAATGCTCAAAGACCCAGACTTGATCTTTGCAGAAACACCAGATATTTCAACCGATGTGTCTTTGGCTTCAACAGGATCACCAATCGCCGTGCCTGTTGGCAAATAACCACAAATCGTGTCTGTCGTTGCCCAATTGTGATCAAGAGCCACGTCAAAAAGCAAGGTATTTGCTGTCGTATCAACCGCAATAATTTGTCTTGCATTAGTCCCGCTTGATGCACAATGAACCCAAGCATCAACAGAGAAAAGATTTGCGTCTCCCACATAAGCAATGGTTGCTGTTGTGGCAGCGTTTGCAACCATCGTTGATGTCCCTGCCCAAACCATATTCATCCCTTCACCAGAAAGCGTGAGCTTGACCGCACCTTCATTTGTGACATCGATAGCAGCCTCGCTTACACTTGCTCCTTGGAGACCCTGCACAAGATGGTCAGTTTCAATCCAAATTGAGATTGAAGGAGAAGTGGTTGTCTGGCGATAATACGGAGAAGACAAAACCACACCATTACCAACCGTGCCTGTAGCAGCCGTTGAAGATGCATACCCTCTGGTGCATCCTGTAAAGGTTGCAATAGTTGCATCCGTTGCCGGAGCAATATATCCGGTGTATCTAACATATTCCGTTGTAGGAGTCCCATTGGTGATTCCAACCACCCCAACATGCGGAAAATCAGCAATATCAATTCCGGACAAGACCATTGTAGCCTCTGTGGTGCTTGCAAAAGCTACACCAAGAGTTACACCAGTCAACGTTGCAAGGCAGCTTCCCTGCAATGACTGGAAAAGACATGATCCCTGTGGTTTTGTCCCAACCGTTCCTGATGGCCTGAGATACATCGGAATTGACCATTTTCCAGGCGGCAAAGCGCTCTGGAAACGATCAAGAACATCCAATGTATTTGCCAATTCCTCAGAATCATTAAAAGCTGGATTCTGTGAAATCACAGCGTTGCCTGCAGGCCTGATAAAATCAGTTGTCCCTGATGGCAGCTGTAATGTTCCAAACACATCCTCTAAGACAGCAAACACTCGCTGTTTCCTACTGAGGCCGATCTCTGCGTTCTCACTCATGATACACCTCCTATTATATTTCTGTAAAATTAAAAATTTTTCTTCTCAAACTTTTGAAATTTTTCAACTCCTTCTCCCATATCACAAGAGTCTCAAATCCAAATGGTTTGAAAATATCAGCCCTGTCTTGTGGATCTTGACCTCTGTGCCAATAATCACCAAACAATTCGATGATTTTCTTCTGGCCATTGACATTGATAAAATCAGGGCACTTGCCTGCTATGAAAACTTGACCGTCACCGACGTATCTCCATTCTCCTGGATATAACTGCTCAAGAACATTCTTTAGAAACATTTCTGGTTTGTTTGGCTTACATCTATTCCCTTTAAAAAAATCAGCGATTCTTTTTTCTGCAAATTCTGGATCTTGCCATTTTTCTTTATGAGTCTTGGACATTTTCTTTTTATAATCTTCTGTACGAACTACTCCTTTTAATTTCCGGGATACTTCTTTTTTCCATTCCTCTGTATGTTTTTTACCTTTCATTCCTGACACAAAACTTCCATCTTGATATTTTTTTTTCAACGTTTGAGAGGTTTTAAGGTTGCTTTCTTCCGTACGAATTTTGCCAAGATTATATTTATTCCCTTTCATCCTTTCAGATACTTTTTGTCTTTGTTTTTCAGATTGAATGATTCCTTTATGTGCTTCTGATATATTTTTCTTTGCTTGTTCTGATCGTGGTTTTCTCCCCTTATAATTTGGTTTGCCTGTTTTGACTTCTGACATTTTCTTTTTTGTCTCTTCAGACGTAGGATTTTCTCTTTTAGTCTTACGCATACCATCAAGCATTCTTTTTCTTTGTTCTTCAGGGATAACTCTCCCTTTTAAGGCTCTGGATCTTTTTTCATTAGATTCTTTTGTTTGTTTTCTCCCTCTAAGAGATTCAGATATTTGTGTCCTTAATTCAACAGAACAGATCTTCCCTTTATTGGCTTTCCCAATCTTTTGTTTATGCTCTTCGGAAAGATTTGTTCTTTTTAACATTAAACTTCTCCTATCCACGTCCAAAAATCAATGCTCACAAGCACATGAAAGTACCCACTATCATCCAATCCCGGTATGTCTGTATTTGGTTCATTAAAAATAATGCCTGACACATCTCGTCTTCTAAATAACGATTCAAGCCTTGATGCATAACCCATGAGTGTTTTGGTTCCTTGCCCAGCAAGACCAAATATCGAAATCATAAGCAATCCGCTTCTCATTCCAATTCCGTCATCACCCAGTTCTCCGACAACCGTTTCACTCATCTTGATCGTTGGTCTTATCCATGAAGCCTGTGGTGCAACAAAATGCTGGTTAGGATAACAGATTTCTGTTGCTGTTGCCCAACTTGCAGCAATTGAAGACATTATGGCTGATCTGATTTCATCGGGTGTCATTTTTCTCCACCGCCTCCCGTTGGTGCAAGACTGGGATACTTTGCCAATTCCTGATTGATGAAATTAGTTATTTCTGGAATAGCCTGTCTATAAATCCCCTGTGGCGCTTGCGTCTTGCTCCAGCCATTCTCAAGTCTTTCTGCATAAGGAACATTGTTATAAAGCCAAATATCGCCATCACCAACCTTCCATGTCCAATTGCCTGCTGTTGCAGGAGGGATCACTGATCCTTTCTTTCCTTTAACAATTTTTTCATTTCCTGCTGGCTCCATATTGGCAATGCCATGACTGCCTCTGTAAGCACCAGTGTCAACAGGCGATCTCTTGATAATGGCTTTAAAGGCTCTCAAAACACCGTTCCTAATAACCTTGCTGATGTCAGCATCAATTGCAGCTGCCAATTGTCTCAATGATTGAGAAAATTGACTTGCATTCTGAGAAAGTTCTGCCTGTAATGCTGCTGTTTCCATTTATCTGTCCTTGAATCCTTCGTATGGTTCTTTCTCTTTTTTGCCAGCCACAGGTTTTGCTTTGGCTTCAGCCAGTTCCTGTCTCAAAATGCCAATGATTTTTTCCTTCTCCTGCACGACAGCTTCCAGCCGTGCAATTTGGTTCAGCATAACATGCTTCCTTGATCCTCTGTCCATATTCATTTACCTCCTATTATTTAACATCCACAATATAGAGAATCACACTGCCGCCAGGTTTCACAGCCACAACAGTGTCAGCCACCCAATTGTTGGAATCATAAACCACATTAAACTCAATTTGGTCCAGTGTAGGCAATGCAGAGCCGTTCAAAAGAAGACGAACACGGTCAGACTTGCCATAAATCCCTTCTGGAGACACCATTGTAGGATTTAGGATAACCCCAATTGTGTCGTATGTAACTGCTGTTGAGGCATATGAATCAGTCGTTGCAATATAGGATCCATGGATTGACTGAATCACCTGCATGGCTACACCGAATTTGTCCAGCAGTTTCTTGGCCAAATTAGCTTTAGGTGTGTAATCCATAATCTGTCCTTTGTTTAAGTGATACAGATATCTGATTTCTTGTTTCTACTGAATGATGCCTGCCTTTTATCCAAGGAATTTGTCCTTTATTAGCTCTGGATAACCTTTCTCTTGTTTCTATAGACACCTCTTTTCCTTTCAAAGATCGAGATAAATTGGTTTTATGTTCTTTTGATTTTGGCTTCCCTTTTGCAGCCTCAGATAATTTTCTCCTTGTCTGCTCTGAAAAAGTTTTTCCTTTCAAGGATGCTGATATTTTATTTCTTGTTTCCTCCCGACAAGGTCTACCATTCATTCTTTCTGATAACATTTTCTTTTGTCCACTTGACATAGGGACACCTTTGTTCCATGCCGGTTTGCCCTTCTTGGCATCTGACATCTTCTTTCTTGTTTCAACAGAAGGACAATTACCTTTTCTTGCTACACTAATTTTATTTCTTGTTTCTTCAGAACGACGTTTGCCTTTATGAGCTTCTGACATTTTCTTTTTTGCTTCTTCAGAGCAGCGTTGGCCTTTATGGGCTTCAGACAAATTCTTTTTGTGGCCATCAGAAAAGACCCTTCCTATTGCAGCAATTGACATCTTGCTTTTGGTTTCCTCAGAATGCTTTTCTCCTGTATGATCAGGAGGATCTTCTCCTCCATCTGTCATATTGGCAAGAACACCTGTCTTTTTATCTTTTCTTCCATACAAATGTATTAATTCAATTTCTTTATCAAAAGCCATTTCTACATCATGTGTAAATAAGGCAATTTCATAATCAATTTGGCCACCATCCTCCCATATTTTTCTGATGACATTTCTTTTATAACTATTTGCACATTTATTAGACAGTGCCTCTTTTCCATGAGCTTCAATTCTGAATCCTTTACAATTGCCTTTGCCAACATAGAATGGTCTGCCATCAGGTCGTTTTAAAATATAAGTATAGAATTGACCAGGGTACTGTTTAATTAAATTTTTGGCTTGTTGAAGGTCCATTTTATGTCCTCAAAACCGTTAAAACGTTGCCACTCTTTAGCAATCCTTTGAGGTAGCCTTCAATCGTCTGGTAAACTACTCTTGATGGCTGCGTTCCGAAATACTCAATTTCCAGAACATCAATCTTTTCTCTGCGAATACCGCTTGTCAAACTCGTCTGCAAAACCCCAGGCGACACTGATTCTTCATAAGCTGCCCTGCATACGGCATTCTTTAATCCAGGCGGTATCTCTTGGTAATACTCTTCAAATTCAGGTTCAAGGTTGATGTCATCATATACCCCAACCCGTGGCCATTCCAAAGGATCATCATAACTGTATTTCTCTCCTTTGAAATTGAATGTCTCCACATAATCCATGCCTCTTATGATGGCGGTTATCTTGTCCGGACTGCCAAGCTCAGCCCAAGAGGTCAATCCACGGTCAGAGCAAAAAGTTGTTACCTCAGCAACAGTCACATAACTGTTTGCTCCTGTTACCACCGTTCCGTCTTCAATCACTAAAGTTGCCATTGGTTTTCTCCTTTACACTTCTGCCACAGGCAAATCAGCATCAAGCTCATACCTTTCCTGTGGAGAGGCATCTGTAGTGGCTCTACAAGTGATCTTGTATTCATTATCCGTAACGCCTCCCTGTACCCACACATTTACCAAAGGAGAATCTATAACCTGATTTGCCACAACTGTTATGGTTGATGTGACTGTTGCCCCTGTTGAATCATAGACAATGACTGTGGCGGAGGCTACCGAAGCAACTCCGATCAGTGCTTCAAAGTCAAATGCAACATAATACTCCTCATATGGCTGTTTGGAACCAAATCTTGCCATAACATCCTCCCATAGCCCTTATCCTGTAACAGTTTTAGTTCTTGAAACACCAACCACAGTTTTGGTTCTTTCTGTCGCAGAAACACTTTTTGTTCTTGATGCTCCAGCCACAGTTTTTGACCTTGCTGCACCAGATACACTCTTTGTCCTTGAATATGCAGACACCTCTTTGGTCCGATAGGCAGCGGTCACGATTGAGTACGGTGTTGGCATAATAAGGACTAACACTATCACGCCATCCAAGCCTACACCAACGGAAATGCCCATCTTCTGAATGTGGCTATCTGTCAAAACAACAGTAATAATGCCTTGTTTCTCAATCAAAGCATTTATAGAGGACACTATCCCTAATGCTTTCTGAACAAGCCCATCAAACATTGTTGTGGTTGTTTCTGATGTTTGCAACAATGAATTTATGTATGCATCAGTGACAACAGCCTCTTTCTCCATCAATGCATTTAGAGAAGACACAATGATTTCTTGGCTTAATAATAACGAATTTAAACTACTGGATGTTTCATATCTCCTTGCAATCAAAGAGTTGATGCTGGTTGACACACCCAATGTTTTCTGCAGAAGAGCATTAATGCTAATAACTGAACCAGTCAGACCTATTATTTGAGCATCCAGACTCACCAACACAGGTATCAACTGCTTCTGAATTAGACCATTGATGGAAATGTCCTCGGAGCCTTCCTTTTGCAATAGTGAGTTGATATATGCATTGGTGATGGTGTCTGATTTCTGAAGCAATGTGCTGATAGAAGCTGCACTTAATGCTCCTTCTTTTTTCATCAGAGCATTCAGGCTTATCAATGCTTCAATGCTGTCCTTTTCCAGAAGCGCATTAAGGAAAGAAGTTTTTATATCACCTGCCTTTTGTATCAATGCATTCAATGAGGATTCAATCGCATAGGCTTTTGCCACCATTGCATTCACTGATGTGGAACTTGTCACCATTTGTTTCTGCAATAAGACATTGATGGAAGCATAAATCCCTGTGATGGATGAAATGATTGCGTTGATGCTGGTGGAAATCTCTATATCTATTTTCTGCACCAATGCTTCTAACAGAGCAAAATTCTCCGCACCTTCCTTCTGCAGCAAAGCATTAATATCAACCAATCCTGTGTTGTCTATAATCTGTAACAAAGCATTCAATGAAGAAAGGCTTTCAATATTGCCTTTTCTGATCAGAGCATTAATGCCAACTGATTTCTGATTGTCTATTAGTTGCAGCAGAGCATTCAGCGAGGAGAGGCTGGTTATATCTTCCTTTTTAAGCAGGGCATTTAGATCAGAGGCAGAAATGTTTCCTTTCTCAAGGAGAGCGTGGAGCGAGGAAACACTAATTATGTCTCCTTTTGCAATAAGTGTATTCAGCAAAGCAAATTCCTCAATATTGCTTTTCTGCATTAAGGCATTAAGGCTGGAAGCGCTCTGGACATCTATCATTTCGATCAGAGCATTCAATGAAGCAATACTGGTAATGTTGCCTTGTTCAAGAAGAGTATTCAGAGAAGCCACATTGGAAAGATCCGCTCTTTGCAGCAAGGAGTTTAAACTCACAATCCCTGTGATACCGCTTTCCTGCAACAGCGCATTCAAATTGGCAATCGCTTCTATGCCTCCTTGCTGAATCAACGCATTAATAGAGGCTGCCTTTACCAGATCACCTTTCTGTATGAGAGTGTTGATGGAAGCGGTCTCATCAATATCTGTTCTCTGTATAAGAGCATTAACAGATGCATTATTTTCGATGTTTATTTTCTGCACCAGGGCATTCAAGTCTGCGGTTGTGACGCTTCCTTTGGCCAATAAGGCATTGATGGAAGCCATTATGTCGTGACTCACAACTCCTTGCTGAATCACAGCATCCAAAGAAGCCTGCACCAAAATGGCCTGTAACTTCAATAAGGAATTGACAGAAAGTGATTCCAAATCAGATTTCTGCAATAGCGAATTTAATGATGATAATGCCATTATACCTTTTGATGTTAAGGCATTCAACGAGCTGGTTTTGGTGAGACCAGCTTTTCTCAATAGGGAGTTCAAACTCGCTGTTTTTGTGATCGCCGTTTTTTTAATCAGAGCATTGAGATTGCTTGACTTCGTGTAGGTTGTCGGCGCTGCCGTTCTCACCGTGATCATCGACCCAGACTCAACTGCCGCAACCGCAGTTGCCGACACATTGTAAAGTTGAAATTCGTAAACGGTGTCATCTGCCGCATCGGCAAAACTGATACCAAACTGCAATTCAGAATAGCCGTCGCTGCCAAGATTGATGGATGCAGAGACTCCATCTTCAATCTCCTCACCATCCTGCCATGTCATATTAGCAACAGCAACTTTTGCCTCTCCTGATGCAACAGCATTGGTGTCAGATAGGTCGGTTCCTGTAGTGTATTTTACCGCACCTGTGGAGGCAAGAGGAGCAAAGGTTCCACCACTTACTTTCCACTCAAGACGCAGAACAGCCGCAGCTGGATCACGACCATCCTGCCCGATGGCCACACAATAAATGGCAAGGTCTGTCTTCTTCCAACCTGTGATGTTGGTGTTGTCAGACGATACTTCTGACCTCGCAGAAGTCAGAAGTGTCGTGCCTTTGGTTTTGACGTAATAAGTGGACACTATTTATCCCCATCATACCGAATGCTACAACCTGCCAATTTACCCCATTGTCCTTTTGTCGGATCACCCTCTATGCACGGCCATGGACGCATAATACCCAAATTGCATGGTCGTTTGTCACCATCCTGACCCAAATGGATGCAATCGCCCTTCGCATCCAACTCGTATTGTCCTTTCGGAAGATTTACACAACAGTTACCACACATGACACAGCCCTTTGTCTTGATGTGCCACTTCTTCTCGTTGTGCTTGAAATAGGCACGCTGCTCCGAACCGGAGATGATGAACCAATCCTTGTATTCGTCTTCCGCCCATTCTGGAATTTCAATTTCGATCTTCATAAATACAGCTCATAATCTTCTGGTGTTATCAGCACCGTTCCATCAGTTGATTTCACATACATTCGAAAACCTTTGCACACAACACAATGCAAATACTCTCTTGGTCCGCCACCCATACCTCTTATAAATGCCCTGCTGAATCGTCTAATCATTTCCACACCAACTAAATCATGTTGCGGCAGACCAATTACTTGAGGCAATAAAGAAAATCTTTCAACACCAGAAAGGTCTCCTCCTATTGTGATTAGTTCTCCACCCTTCTCTGCCTCCCAAGTATAAGCATTAGGCAAATCCATAACTAAATCTCATCATATGCCAAAGTAACAGTCTCTGCAGACAATGATCCCTGTGATGCAGAAGGGGTAACAGACAACTGCAACAGGATCAAATCACCTATGTATGTATCATCATCAGCAGGAACAAAAGGACCAGCATCAATCGTGTCTCCATCCAGAGGAGCAGCCGATGTTTTGCCAAAGAAATCAGCCGTGCCTTCTATCGCTGGAGTTGTTGCCTGTGTTGCATAAGTGGTGCCGATGTTCTTTACCAAAACTCCAACCGAAGTTCCCCATGAACCAGCCCCATCAGAATACCAACGCATATTGCTTATCTGAACAGCAGGCGCTGCTTCCATGTAAGCTCTTAACTGCTTTGGGAAACTATATGTCGTTGCTGCATCAGGAATTACCATCGGATTGTTGGAGTCAACATTGGCATCATTTGCATTCTTGAAACGAACAACGTCTGATGTTTTATCTGCACCGGCATCTGCAGCACTCATTTCATGTATTTGAATTGTCGCAGCCACGTCACACCTCCATTATTTGGGTCTCTGTAGTTTCTTCTTGTCCTTGATTATTTCACCTTCAATCACCAGTTTCTTTACTTCCACAGGTCGGTCAATCACAACACCTTCAATGGCTTCTCCCTTGACAGGTTCTGGTACAATAGGTTCCTCAACACCAGGCGGATTTTTTGAATACTTGCCTGTATTGATGGCAGCTCTCTGATCTATCCTGTGATTCATCCTAAACTTCTTTCCGTCTTTATCATAAACGAAATACATATCTTTATCCTCCTCCCGGATCAATTTAATGACATAGTTGTCATTTCCGGCTTTGCTGGTTCGGTGGCAGGTTCAGCACCAGCCTTAATATCACTGCCAAACCGTATAGGCAAACCCGATTCCTTCAGTTGCTTATTGAGATCATTTAACATGCCGTCCATAAAAGGTTTCGGCAGTGTTTTAAGATTACCCATCAAATTCTGTAACATTCTTGTGCCTTGTTTCAGACTGATCAAGGCAAAATGATATTGTGCGATAGCCAACACCTCTGGTCTTAATGTAAATACAAATTTTTTGGCTTTTGCATCTGGCTCCTTCATATAAACTTCATACAGCCCAATAAAATCCTTGGCTGCATTCAATGTCAACTCTGCTTTGTTGATCCAAACACCATACTCAAGAGCTGCCATTGCCAAATCCAAATCACCTTCGTTCTTTTCCACACCTCTTTCAAGCCACTCATATGCTTTCTTTTGGTCACCCAGCTTCATGTACTGTTTAACCATTGTGAAATAAATGACCTTGTTGAAATACTTCTCCTGTATTTCGCCACGGTCATACATCTCCCAATATTTCTCTCCCCATTCAGCAGCCTCTTTTTGGTCTTTATGCTCGGCATATAATTGGCAAAGATAGAAATAAGGAAGACCATCTGCCAATTGGTTTTCCTCAACTTGCTTGAGCAATAAGGTCTTGCTCCTTTCAAACTTCTGGTCTTTCTTATCTGGTGTCAAATCATATCCGTAGTGTTTTATAAAGAAATGAGGATTGAAAACTGCTTGACCATCAACTTGTGGCTGGTTATGCACGATTCCTTCATAATGACATCTGCCTTTCTTGAAAAATCGTGTTGAATTGAATTGCATCACTTCCAGCCCTTTCTGAACATCTTTCAAAAGAACAGCCGCAGCTGGATATTTGCCATCTACCCTGTGCAATACTGCCCTGACATCCTTCCAGCTTGAGCCATTTGTCAATACTGCCTCTTCGTCAGCATCAATAATGAACACCCATTTCCCTTTTGCATAGGACATGGATTGGTTACGATGCAGTGAAAAATCATGTTGCCAAGGATGGTGGTAGACACGGGCTCCAAAACTTTTGGCTATTTCAACTGTCCGATCTGTAGAACCAGTATCTACCACCACAACTTCGTCAACCAGAGGCTTGATTGACTGTAGGCAACGCTCAAGGTTATGCTCCTCATTTTTCACCATCATGCAGGCCGATATGAGAATCCCGGTTTTCTTCATGTCGACCTCCTCTTATCGCTTCGACAAATAAGCCTTGAAAGCCAGTGTTGCACTTCCAGATGCTTCTGCCGTAGCGGTAAGGAATGTGGTGTAAACACGCAGATAGCGGTAAATCGTTCCACCAAAATCATTGTGGAACGGAATGATGTAACGACCGGCAGTGATACATGCCCATGTTGCATGGACAATGTCGGTCCTGTCATCAGCAGACGTTGCAGCAATACCGCACAGGATCCTTGCCAGCGGTACATAATCAGCAGACGATTCTGCACTTGATCCTTCAAGACAAATATCGATCGTCTTGTAATTGGAAGCACCTGTGGCAAACGTGATTGTTTCAATATCAACCACAAAAAGACCTTCCGTGTAGCCACCGCCTGTGTCATAATACTTACCGACACCATCGACAGTGCCTGCGGCAGAGTCGTAAATGACTGCTGTCGATCCACCAGTATCAGCGAGTTTCAGTTCCTCGTCAATGATTACTTTTCTATTATCCAACATTTTCTATTACCTCCTTCAAAATTGATTTCGATTACGCAGCGATTGCCGCATCAACAACTCCAAACAGTCTTGCAGCCGCACGAGGACGCAGAATGGCAAGCGTGATGTACCATTCAATACGAGTCCTGAATACCGGCTTGGAATCCTGTTCTCCGAGATCCCTCACATCCATTTCCGAAGACTGGAGACCCATCACCCCATTCTCTGCAAAGGAGACGCAATAGAGGGAGCTACATGTTGAAGCAACACCACCAGGGCTGGTCTCAAGAAAGTCAATGATGTCGGTATTGGTTTCGTCTTTGTCAACGACCAGAATAGGAATGTCATTGAATTTGGTTACCCTACGACCGAATGCATCGAGATCATAGGTAACATAACCGCCAACGGTGGAAAGTCTTGCCGCAGCCGACATACGTCGTCTCATGGTTTTATTCATGATGAAATGTGTAGGATCCTCAACAGCATCAATCAACTCATCGATCTTGGTGAGAGTAAGAGCAGCTGCCGAACTGGATGCCGTGCCTGTCGAAACAAGCTGGTCACCTGTGCAGCGAACCTGAAGACCGTCAAACGCTTTTGGATCTGACGTCACATCGCCTTTAATGAATGTTTTGGTGAGATTGAGAGAAAGAGCCTTGATCTTCAGGCCTTCCTGAACAGCCCTCTGTCCTGCACCACCCGTTTTGATGAGGAAGGCATCGACATCCAGATCACCACCAGCGATTGCGAGAGATTCAATCACCTTCTCAACTTCTCCAGTGCTCTCTGTGTATGCCTCGTTGACTCCTCTGAACGCTACTCCTGGCAGGTTCTTCTCACGATCAAACTTCAAGGCGTTGCCGGTAATGTCATCAAAGGGCATATACTGCAGAATGTCAGATCCCTTCGCAAACAATTCCATAACTGTGGCCTTGAGCATTTCGTCTCTGCCCAGAGCAATTTTTGCTGATTCAATAAGTGTTAAAGCCATTTCATTTACCTCCTGTTAAAAATTTGTTTTAATGTTGCCTTAAACTAAAAAATCCCGGCAAGAAATAATCAATTAAGATTAAATCCCACCGGGATTTCGTTATTCGGCACCGTCCGAACTAACTACCTTTCAAATTTACATCGATCCACCGGATCTAATTTTTACCTCCTACTGTTGCATACCACCGTGAATATGTTTCAATCTTTCCTGCGGAGGCAGCTTGGCAAGTGCCTCTTTCTCTGACTGCTTTATGCCTCTACCAGCCCCTCCTCCTGCGCCAGTAGCACCGCCACCAGCAGATGGTTCAAATAAGAAAGAAGCGGTCTCAAACTGAATCTGTGCCCATTCATCAAATGTAAGAATGCTTTTACCATCCTTGCCATAAAGGGTTTTGTCGCCTTCCTTGGGAACAGGCTTTCCTTCTTCCAGTTTCCACACCCGTTTGCCTCTTGCGATCAGATCCTGTAATGCCTCCTTTCGGACACCACCAACAGCATTAACAGCTCTTGTGATTTCCGAATCAATCAGCACCTCAGACAGTCTGCTATTGAGTTTGCCATTCTCTGTGTCTTTCTGCTCCAAGGCTGTCTTCATTGCTGTGAGCTGATTTTCAAAATCAGCCCTCATTCGTTCAACCTTCTGGGCAACCAGCTCATCAATCTTTCCGGCCTCAATCATCTTTTTGTCATCAATGGCCTGGAGTTTCTTTTTCATTTCGGCTATCTGGGAAGGATCAACACCGGCAAACTTCTTTTCCAACTCTTCTTTCTCTTTCATTAACTTGATGTTGTTATCACGGAACTCCTGAAGCTTCTTCTTGGTATCTGCATCCTCTTCTGTCTGCAGATAAAACTTGCCATCACCTCCTTGTTTGTACAAAGACTGCAATGATTCATCAAGTCCTTCCATACTATCCACAACTAATTTCAACTTCATACACTCAATACTCCTTTCCCGGTTTTGAACGTTTATGATTCCTTATAATTTATTTTAGACCAAAATAAAAGATATTTTTTTTATTGCTGTTTTGGATAAACCCAAACAGACTTGATCACACTATCTGGAGACAGATCAAAATCTTTTTTTAAACCTTCAATCATCTTGCTATTATCTAAACCTTTGGCATAGTAAAACCAATCTTCTGCATCATCATACAAAGGGTCGTCTTCTTCTATCTCTGTAATAGTTGTTTTTAACCCATCTTTGCCTTGAAAAACCCATCGACCTGCTTGACTCTCAATCAAAGTACCAATTTCATGATAAGGTTTAGCGTCCATTTGATCCCAACCAAGATCAAAGTAAACGTATCCGATCCTTGGTATTTCAAATAATCCAGCGATTAGTCGTTCTGGTGGTAAATCTCCAAACTGTATTTGTAAAAATTTATCCGCAATATTCATAGGTCCTCCTATTTCTATTATATCCTATTATTAAATTTTTATGTAATTAATAATTGGCCACAATTACATCTTCCAATAACCGACCATCTGGCCATCTCTCATACCCGTGATCTCGGAACAACTTCAAAACAACTTTACGCTCATCACTATTTTTAATCACCCATTTATCAAAAGAAGGATCAAAAATCGACAAAGACTGTTTAGCAACTACCTCTGTTACATTGTCTTTGACCCAATTTTCAGGGTTAGCAATTCTTTTTTCTTTCATGGTTTGACTTCCAGAAATCCAGCCATGGTTTCTGCCATACACATCATCAAAACAGCCATAATAATCACCAGGATAAAATGTCAAATCCATTCTTGCTGCTAAATCGCCTTTCCATTGTAATTCGCAACCAGCGCGACCTCGACCAAAACGCATGAAAATTGTATTAGCCCCACCAGATTTCATATCAGGACCAGGAGACGTTCCTTCCCATGAAAACCCTTTTCTCAATTTATCTGCCGTAGCAGTCATTTCCGCACCATTTTCCAAAACCTGTTTGGCGAAATTCTCTGAGGATATATACAATGAATGAGAGAATTTGTAATCTCTCTTAACCTTCTCCCAAGCTGCACCTTCCAAATCCGGCCTCATCAGATTAGTTTTGCCAACATCATATATGTTAGCAACACCCTTATAATTATACATGGATGACTGAGTAATATCATACCCTACAAATTCGCTTATCTTTTTCTTGTAAAGATCTATTCTTTCTTTCTCTGTTGATAATGCATCAGCTTGTTCCATTAAATTATAACAACGCTTCTCATTTCTGGCATAAGCAATCTGTCTCAGATATAAAGATTCCAATTGCTCATCAGTCGCACGTGCAGTATTAACACCTATCTTATCCTGTAATATTTGTAATGCTTTTTCTAAATCTGGCTTGGTCCCAGTCGGCATTTCAATTCTCAAAAGACCACGATGAGCAAAACTTATGTCATTTCTATTAGGCCAATAATAATATTTAATTCCATCTACTTCTGCCTCCATGTGATATTCATACACCTTCAAAGTATTCCCTGTGCGTTGCGCCCATCCTCTGGATATTTTCTTTTCCAATATTTCTCCAGGTTTCTTAACAAACGCCACTTCATCAGGAACTTTGGCTGCTGCCTTTACTGCCTTTTCTTGAATAACCTTTGTAAACTGTTTAAAAGTATCTCTGAAGTTAGCATCCAAGGCCCATTTGTATACTTTGCCTTCTCCAACATCGATCACCTTCTGAAGAACGTTCAGCCACGATTTATAATAATTATCCAGAGCAATCAAATCGCTTTCCACATACTTCCCAGATTTGACAAGAGCAGAATATTCTTTTTTCCAATTAGTGATTGCTTCCGTCGCTCTTTGTATATCTTTTGACCTTAATCCTTCAGCATTTCTGGACTGCATTGCAATTCCTCTCAACGCATCCATGATTGGAGTATGAACCGCCTCCGGATTATAAACATGTAATTGTTGGGCTGAATCTTTCATCATACTATCCATCTTGGCCATGGTTTCTTCTCTCAATTTCATCTGTACCATGCCAATTTGTTTACCGCTTGTATCTTTTTCAATCCACAACAATGCTCTTCTGTCTTCAATACCTTCGGCATCTATCGGGATATTGATGCCATTAATTCGGGCAGATGTGCCAAGCTTTTTGTACTCTTGGTCTGTTACTCTGGTAAAAGAATCTTTCGGCAAAGCAATGGCCTTTACTTCTGCCTCGATTTTTGGGAATTGTTTTGCTATTGATCTCTTGCGAGCAATTAACTTCTCGGCCAGAGCCTGTCTCTCTGCAGAAGCGCCATTGCCATATTTTAACACCAGATCGCGTATTTCATCGTCAGAAACAGACAACACCTTTCTAACACCAGCTTCCAACTCTGCCTGAGTAACATTCTTAAATACTGCTGCTGCTTGTGTATTGACATTGGCATTTCTCATAGAGGAAAGTTCTAAAACCTCATCACCAAAATCAAGTCCTTTTGCCAAACCTTGTGCTCTGAACTCTAAGGCACCACCAACATCAATACGGACCGCCCTGACACCATCTTTGATCAAAAGATTATCATA